GTAGGTTGATATAGCATAATGGTAATGCGAATGCCTTTTAAGCATTTGACTGTTGGTTCAACTCCAACTATCGAACAAAAACGCAAAGACTGCCTCGGTCGTATGTGAAAAGCATCTAATACTGTAGCCGAAAGGTAATACAGTCAGACGTAGCTCGCAAGGTGAAATCTGTTTATGCAGGAAGTTTCGTAGCCCGCAAGGCTTAATGGGTCGCAAGCTCAACGGAAAAGAAAGCGTAGAATAGCATATGGCGACAAGACTACTGCCTGTCTTTAAAAACGGCGATGCTGATAGTGGACTAGGATACCGCAAGGGTCTTAGTGGATGTCTAGAGAAGGTTGGCTCGCAAGGCTGACTATAATGCTAGAAGCACTATTAGCTTAAGGTGTAATCTCAACCTTAGGCACTATTATAAAACACATTAGTTGAGCTTGATGTTTTGACTGATCAACATAGCTACATAGGGTAGATTAGTGTGTTTCATAATAGTACGGTGTGTAGCTCAGCCTGGTAGAGCTCCTGGTTTGGGACCAGGTGGTCGCATGTTCGAATCGTGTCACACGGACCATATTAGGAGTACGGTATGCCAATGTATGAAACAACAGTACGCACACCGCAAGAAGCTAAAAAACTTTTTGAACAACTATATGGCGGTCCTAGAGCAGTGCCTTATATACCGCATGTAGTACCGAGTTAATAGAATTTGCATCGATAGCTCAGCGGTAGAGCAACGCCCTTACAAGGCGAAGGTCCAAGGTTCAATCCCTTGTCGATGCACCAGTTATGGAGAGTTGGCCGAGTGGTTAAGGCAGCGGTTTGCTAAACCGTCGTTCAGAAATGGGCGCATAGGTTCGAATCCTATACTCTCCGCCAGATTTTAAAAAGAGGATAATAAATGTTAAAACCAGGTCCAAATTATCGTATGAGTGCTCAGACTAAACGCAGTCTTGCGTTAGGTCAATATCGCAATGCAGATGATCGTAATGCATGGAAACGTGCAATGATCGGTGCAGAGCTTGCCGCTGCTATTCAACCTAAACGTGAAAAAGGTCGTAAGACTGATAGGAGCGAATAATGCAGGTCAGAGCAAATCCAGAAGGTAAAATTGGTACCTGCGGTTGCGGTCGTTCACCGACTGGTGATTGCATCGGTTGGCACGGACTAAACGAAGAACAGTATCAGGCTAAAAAAGCTGAATGGGAATTAAACGAATATAAGAAGCAGGCACAGACACTGTGGTCAGATTCTTGTACTTCGGGTCGTTCAGAAGTGTAAATATTCTGAGGGGGTATAGCTCAGCTGGGAGAGCAGTAGCTTTGCAAGCTAAAGGTCATCGGTTCGATCCCGTTTACCTCCACCAAGAAGATATATAGTAGTATGCTGGTTTAGCTCAGTGGTAGAGCAACTGCCTTGTAAGCAGTAGGTCGTCAGTTCAAATCCGACAACCAGCACCAGGTTTACCAAAAGGTGTTGACAAACACCTTTTTTTATCGTATAATTGTTTTGTTGTGTTAGCAATAGCACAACCGGCGAGGTAAAAGGTAGATGAGGGTAGACAACATTGGCTTCATGCCAATGACTTAATCCTGGCAAACAGTCTTGAAAACTGTCCGTGCTTGAGTGAACCGATTCTTATATACCTGTCAATTGCCGATCGGAAATATTCAGGCCTCTGTAGCCTGTCTATTGCACATTGCTTAGACCGACGACGTCGTACAATAGGTCTTGTCAATTGTCCGGTCTATTACTTGACCTTTTACCAAACCGTTATTTTAAAAGAGAGACACAAATGAACATCACACTAAGAAAAGCAAACGCACTACAGAACAGCATCCAAGATGTAATCAAAAGCATCAAAGTAGATCTCAATGTCGAGATCAACGAGTTCCAAACAGTTGAAGATGTTATTGCCAAGGCCAATAACGATCTCGTCGAAGCCGATGGTCGTCGTCAGCGCCTGACCATGGCTCTCTACAATATCCGTGCCCTGATAGGTACAGCAAATGCAGCCAGCGGTATCAGCACTAGCCTGGCCAAGGCAGCTTTTATCGATAAGCGTATCGTACAACTAGAGCAGTTGGCCAGCGCACAGGTAATGACTGAACTAGAAGTCATCAAAGGTAAGCTGGATAAGATCCGCAACGACAAAGGCGAAGGTCGTCGTAGCCTATACGGATACAACGACACAGTGAGCACCAGTGTGCTCAGCAAAGAGCAGATCGAACAGGCCAAGAACGAAGTTCTTAACCTTAAGAAGCAAAAACAAAAACTCAACGACGAAATCCTTGAGTTCAATGTCAAAACTGAGATTCCTCTCAGTGAAGACACAGTAGCAACTCTGACCGCAGAGAAGCTACTGTAATATCTATCGCGGGATAGAGTAACGGTAATTCAGAAGTCTCATAAGCTTCAGATGGTGGTTCGATTCCGCCTCCCGCAACCAGGTTCGCCGGACACGGGCGTATAATAGGATAAGTACTGTGTCACAAACAATGCGGGTATTCTCCTGGGAGAGGACTTAGCCTTCCAAGCTAATGAAGCCGGTTCGAATCCGACTACCCGCTCCAAATTCATGATAGCTATAGAAGAAAACGCTCTAGTTCGCAAATACGATTTTAGTTCTTTGATCACTAAACAGGATGACTTTGAAGCCTGCGAAATAATCAAACAAATAATCGAAGGTGGCAACTACTTCACTAACAGTCCTAAGTATCAGACCAAAGAAAATATTTTTGGTAGACCCGAAGCTGTTTGGTTAAAGTATCGTATGAGCTTTCTATTTTCCGTATTCATGTACCTAGGTCGTGAAGCCAAAGTTGGTAATATGATGGCTTGGTCTTTTATGACCAATCTCGAGGGTGCCGAAGATCGCGAAAAACTATGGCATGACCACTGGCATCCAACACAGCCCGGTGCTCGTATGTTCAGTGGTATTTGGTATCTGCATATTCCCGATGATGTAAAAGATCGAGACTACTGCGGAACAGAAATAGCACCCAACGGTGTAGATGGCGATGGTAAATTCTTCGTTCGTCCAAATGACGGACATTGGATCGTCTATCCTAGCCAAACCTGGCATAGACCAGGTATCGTACAAAGTAATCAATATAGGTTTATTCTAGCCGCAGATGTTGAAGTTTACTAATTTAAAACTAGATAGCTCAGTATTAAAAGACGTCTGTGCGCCAGTAACCTTTGAACGTCCTAAAAAGAATCTAGAACTAGCACATCAAATGATCCGCACTATGCAGAAAGAACGCGGCATGGGCTTGGCCGCTAATCAATGCGGTTTAAATGTTAGATTGTTTGTAATGTTTGTAGACAACAAGTTTTATCACTGCTTCAATCCTGAGATTGTAGAATCCAGCGAAGAGCAGGTAAACCTCACAGAAGGTTGTCTAAGCTTCTCGGGACAGTTCTGCGAAATAAACAGGCCAAAGAAAATCTTAGTCCGCTACTATTCCGCACAGGGCAAAGAAACCCTAGAGTGGTTAGATGGTTGGGCCGCAAGATGTTTCCAACACGAACTAGACCACCTCAACGGTCTTACAATGTTCGACAGATAATCTGGCTATCGTATAATGGAGAATACAACTCTCTTCTAAAGAGTGAATGTGGGTTCGATTCCTGCTAGCCGGGCCAATATGCTCCTATAGTTAAATGGTAGAACAGCACTTTGGTAAAGTGCAGATCCAAGTTCAATTCTTGGTTGGAGCACCACTTGACACACAGACAAAACGGATATATAATAGTAGAATGTATAAAGTAGAATGGAAAGACACAGCGGGTAGAGGCTGTGAGGAAGCAGTAAAAGATCTATCGGAAGCTCTAGCTTTCGCAAAAGAATTGGGCATACTGGTCACAATAAACGGTGGCGGTATGGAAATAGTTGGTGTCTTTGGCGCTGACGAAATCAAAGAAGGCAAATTGCCAAACGGAGAAACTTACAGTTGGTACAAGAGAAGATATGTCAAAAGCTGATTTAATTGAACTCACAGGCACAGTAGAAGAAGTCCTTCCGGGCAGTATGTATAAGGTAAAACTCAACGAGATGCCTAGTACAATTACCTGCTATACCGGTGGCAAACTTAAACAGCACAAGATTAAAATTATCTTAGGTGACAAAGTAAGAGTAGAAGTTAGTGCATACGATCTAACCAAAGGTCGTGTTACATATCGTTTATAAGGAGTAACTATGAAACGAGTGATTGAAATCCGTGCCGCAGAGGGCGGAGAAGATAGTAAACTGTTTGTGTCTGATCTCGCGGGTGCGTATCAGAAACTCGGAGCCAAAAAGGGTTGAACTACCCGCCTGATAGATGTTCGTCCTGGCGAGTGTAGTTTACTTGTAGAGGGCAAAGATCTATCCGGCTTAGACAATGAGCCCGGTGGTCATAGAATCCAGCGAGTGCCTCCGACCGAAAGGAAGGGCCGAGTCCACACTAGCACCGTTACTGTTGCCGTCATAGACCGCACAACAGAAATTGGATCTGTTGCTGTTGCCAAAAACGATCTAAAGATTGAATGGTATAGCGGTACAGGTGCTGGTGGACAATATCGGAACAAGCACCAAAATAGCTGCCGTATCACACACCTTCCCACAGGTATCACAGCCAAAGCAGAATGCCGTAGTCGCCAAAATAGCCTAGATCAGGCTATGTCTGCTATCCAAAATCAACTTGACGAAACCGTCAAAAGATCGTATAATAGTAACATAGCAAACGATAGAAAGCGTCAGGTAGGATCGGGTATGCGTGGAGACAAAATCCGCACATATAGATTCCAAGATGATTCTGTCCAAGATCACGTAACAGGCAAACGAGCAACCTGCTCACAGATTCTGAAAGGCAATCTAGATCTATTATGGCAAAAGAACTCCCAGAACACCGAGACCAACTTGGTCGTGTCTTAAACATGGGCGACTGTGTTGCCTATCCTCAGAGCAATAGTTTAGTCATCGGAGTTGTTCGTAAGATTAATCCTAAGATGATTGGCGTTCGCCGTATTGGTAAAAACGGTTGGGGCTCAGAGAAAAACAAATATCCTGTGGATTGTGTTAAACTCGACGGCCCCGAAGTAACTATGTTTATCATCAAACACGCAGGAGAAGTGAAATGAGCGATGACAAAGTATTCTTTGGAACTATCCTAGCGATGTTTGCTCTAATGACCGGTAGCCCTGTCATTGCTCTATTCATCTTTATTCTAGCAATTATGTAAGGAGATCGTTATGCCCTGCAGACACTATGAAAGCGACGATTGGGGAGTCAGCAGTTCTGCTCCTAAACTTAAAGCAGAACTGGACAAAATGGCTAGAATCGCTTGTGCGGCTATGGAAGAACTCGTTCGTCAAGGCAAAGCAGATTTCCTAGTTCTTAAAAACGAAGAAGTCCGCGATTGGTGGGAAGCTCACGTTAAAGCAGACCGAGCAGAAAAAGCTCGTATAGCAGAAGAAGAACGAAAAGCAAGAATTCGCCAAGAAGCACTAGATCGACTCACTGACGAAGAAAAAGAACTGCTAGGTCTTAAAAAGCCTAGTCCGAAGAAGCACAAAAAGTTTCCGGTAAGCAAAGAACTTGATGTCGTTGAAGTTATTCAAGAATTTGACCAGTCAGAAGAGATTCTAAAAATTTTAAAAGAAGAATATTCAAAACTTGGAAAAGGAATTTAAAATGAATCCGTGGATCCAAAATGTATCGCTGGCAGATATTCCTAAAGGTCATCATGTGGCTGTTAAGGAAAACTCTATGCTGATCCAAATTGTAGATCCTGCTATGGAGTTTCCTACTCCGAAACATCAATTCCGTGAAGTTTATCAATTTGAATTTCTAGATCTTGAGCGTGATGACAAATGGGGTGAGGAATTTAAGATTACCGACGAGCAGGCCGCAGAACTGGTTCGCTTGCTACAACACGCATTGGATAACAGAATGGACGTTATCGTTCATTGTGTTGCTGGTGTATGTCGTTCGGGCGCGGTCTGTGAAGTTGGAGTCATGATGGGCTTCCGTGATACAGAAACATATCGTAGCCCTAACTTGATGGTTAAACACAAGATGATGAAAGTTTTGGGTTGGACCTACGATGAAAACGAACCGCACACTATAAACGGTGTGCCGTTCGAATATGATGAATTAGGCAACAAAAAGATTTGGGTGCCGCCGCAACGTGAAGGAGATATCTGATGTATATCACTAAAAAAGATGTCGAAAAGATTCTAGCAGTTATGAACGAATTTGATGACGCTAGAAGTTATAAACTTGAAGCGGATAACTCTAGCGGAATTGGTAGTATCCTAACCCTCACAATGGACATGGATATTAACGATCGACCTGCTAAAGTTAAGGTTGATATTGCAGGCGTGGAGGATTGGTAATGAATGATGAAAGTAATGTTCCTAGTCATACTGTAGAAGCGTTGGACAGATATTGGACCCACGGCTACAGTCCCGGAGGCTTTTTGAGCAGTTTACTATGCGGTGATATCTACGGTGCTGTTCGAAGGGCAGATCGTTGGAACAAAGAAGCACTAGGACACATCGTAGAATATATCATCCACAAAGCGCCTAGAGGCAGCTACGGTAGTCCTGATCTCTATCAAGATTGGATCAATCGAGGTGTGGCTTTTGAGCAACACCAAAAAAACAGGGTCCTTGACTATTTGAGCAATTGAGTGTATAATATACACATACTGAGAGAGCGACATGGACTATATCATCGTAACCCGAAGCAAACGCACTAAGGCTTTTTTTGATATTATCGTCCCTAGGATGATCAAAGAACTCAAACTAAGCCGTAGCCGTAAGACAGTTATGATCAAGGTCACTAACCAAGATCTAGACACTATGGAAGGTGCTACTGCTCCGCTGGATGTGATCGATAGTTATGTTGTACTAATCAAACCTAAAAGTCTCAAGGACATGGGTATTACACTAGCTCACGAAATGGTGCATGTTAAACAGTTGGCTAAAGGCACACTGAAACAGGTTAACGGAGTGAGCTATTGGAAAGGCAAACGCTATCGCAAGAACCACAAGTATTTGAACATGCCGTGGGAAATCGAAGCATTTTCGAAACAAGAACTACTGTTTAGAAAGGTAGTTGAACGATGAAAGGAGGGCAAAGTGAAGCTAATAAAATTAGACCGCAGACACAATCTGTATCACAAAGGCTATCGCTATGCCTTTCGTGTAAATCGTTGGGATAGAGATTCTCATAGGATTGAACAGGCTGTAAAAGAATTAGAAGGATGGCGTTGGGATTCTACCTTTTGGGGGAAGCAAACACCGACAGGTAGACCATACTATGTCGGAATGAAAAACGAATCTACAGCCACAATGGTGCTGTTAAAGTTGTAAGGAGTAGGTATGTCATTGTACAATCTGGTTTTTGGTATGAATCCGGACTCTGACAAACTGTTAGAGATTTTGGGCAAAACACGAGAGGACTTTGGTCGCTTTCGCAATGTTTATATGGAAGATGGTTGCATTGTTGTTCACACACGAAACGGTGGCGGCAATCGTGAGGACTATGAAGATGTTTTTGATGAAATGTCAGAACACCCTTGGTACAGCCACGATGCAGACGACGATTTCGACTGCACTTATGCTAACATCTACTTTAAACTGCCCGAGGATGAAAAGCTGTTGACGATCCTTCGTGGGTTAGATGAAGGCGCAAATCCTAGCAAACAATGGTCAGAACTGTTTTCTGTCCTAGATGAAATAAAAAAGTAAAGAAAGGAGGGCACTATGCCTAGCGTATTTTTAGTGAGTGATACGCACTTCGGCCACGCTGGCGTGTGCCGTTTCACTCGAGAAGATGGTTTTACAAAATTGAGACCCTGGGACGATCCTGCAGAAATGGACGAAGCTATGGTCAAGGCTTGGAACGAAAGGGTTAAGCCTACTGACAAGGTCTATCACTTAGGTGACGTTGTTATTAACCGTAAGGCTTTGGCCACGTTGCGTAGATTAAACGGAGATAAGGTTTTAATCCGCGGAAACCACGACATTTTTCGTGACGAGGACTACCGTCAATACTTCCGTGAGTTACGTGCTTACCACGTTATGAACGGTATGATATTGAGTCATATTCCTGTACACGAAGCAAGTTTGGGTCGTTTTGGTGTTAACATCCACGGACACTTACACGCAAATCGTGTTAAGAAGGCTCGTGGTGTGGATGCTAAGACAGGCGCTGTATTGTACAGTGACGAAATTGATCCAAGATATCATTGCGTTTGCGTAGAACAAACACCAGACTTTGCACCTATTTTGTTCGAAGACGTTATAAAGCGTATAGAAGAAGAAGGTGGTTCAGTGGGTTTTAGGAACGGTAACGGTCCTACTATGTGACATTAACTACGCACTTTATAGGGCTCTTCGGAGCCCTATTTTTTTGGCTGGCATAAATATAATGAGCTAGGAAATTTCCAGGAGTTATTAATATGCCCTTACAGATTCGCAGAGGCACTGAAGCAGAAAGAAATGCCATGATACAACCGCTTGCCGTTGGCGAGCTATTATTCGTTACCAATCCGGGATCCGAAAAATTATACATTGGTAATGGAACTACTTTAGGCGGAGTACCGATCACAGGTTATACAGATGGCGATGCTAAAGATGCTGCCGCATCTATTTTTACAGGAGGCACCCACAGCGGTATTACTTTTACCTATAATACCGTAGCAAATACTATTTCAGCTAATGTAGATTTATCAAACTTTCAAGGACCAGTTGTTGCTAATTCAGTAAAAGGTTCTGTTTTTGCAGATGATTCTACCCTTTTAGTTGATGGTATTTCCGGAAGAATTGTTGCTCCAGTTTTTGCAGATGTTACAGGTAATGTTACAGGTAATGTTACAGGTAATGTTACAGGCAATTTAACTGGAAATGTTACAGGCAATGTAACTGGTGATGTAACTGGTAATGTTACAGGTGAGTTGTTTGGTAATTCAACCGGATATCATACTGGTGATGTTAAAGGTTCTGTAGTTGGTGACGATAGTACAATTTTAGTTGACGGGGCTTCCGGAGCATTAAGAACATCAAGTATTACAATTTCTGGTAACAGAATTAATTCAGGAGCATTCCAGCTCATCGTTGAATCTTCTAACAGTGCAGGTCTTTCAATGCACGGTCTTACTGACGGATCTTTAGGTACTAACAATGCATCTGTTGAGATCAACGGAAGTAAAGGAGCTATCAATTCTCCCACAAATACCGTAGCCGGTGACTTTGTTTCCAGACTTTCTTTCGCAGGCTGGAGAGACGGTGACTATCAAAACATGGCTTCTATTGTTTCTGCATGGAATCCAACAGCAGATTTTAATGATCCTAATCCAGGCTCCGATCTATATTTCATTGTAAATAGTGGAGGAACTAATTCTTATGCAATTCTGAATGCTGCAGGAGCATTTTATGCTCCGATGTTCTTAGCAGGTGGATATGCTGGTTCTGGATCATATCCTGCCGTTCCTCCGGGAGTTGAAGGACTTATTATTTTTGACACTACGACTAAGAAGTTTAAAGGATATGTTTCCGATACAGGACTCGCTGGTGGCGGACCATCTAACAGTACACCTGGTTGGATTGATATAAGTTAATTTATAATCGAAAAAGCCCACCTTTATGGTGGGCTTTTTTTGTGGCTATTAAATACGTGATGAGTTTAACATTACTAACATCAGGAACAACTAAACCCCCAAAAGAAATTGTGCATTCGTGGAAATTTATCGAACAATCAATCCAGAGATCGATTAAGGAGATTGGGCTAACATCCAATGATGTTGTTTTAGATGTATTTCCCGGAAACACTATTGCACATTATACCGTTAGTGCTATGCCAGCATATAGAGCAGGTGCTAAACTTATTTCTGCCAAATTTGAAGCCATTGATTATCTGCAAAGATTTAATCAACATCGACCTACATATATTGCTCTCATTCCTAGGCATTGGGAAATATTAAAAGAAAATCCGATGTGGTCAAACATGGATATGAGCTGTGTTCGCTATATGGTAACTGGAAGCGGGCCTGTTCCTCAAACCATGATAGATGACTTCTTAAGTAAAGGAGTTCAATTAGTTGCTAATTGGTACGGAATGACTGAGCAACCACCTCCTGTATTTTTAGGTTATAATTCTGAACAGTTTGACTTTACTACCAAAGAGGGATATACCGTAGAATTTGCAGATGACGGAGAGTGCCTTATCAACGGATTCCCGACAGGTGATTTGTTTGATATAAAATCTAAAAAATTCTTGAGAAGAAAATTAGAATCTACAGGGTCTACATGGAAGACTGCTTAAATTTATATTTCTCTGGTACAGTATCAGGCAACATAATTTTTTGATTCTTTTCTACATCTCTTCTAATAACTGAATGTAAAAAGTTAGTGATTCCATCTGAAGAAAAATCTGCGTATGGTCCACAGTCTAATTCTTCCATATTAATATCAGTTTCGTCACACCACTGTATTAGTCTAATTACTTTTCCATCAACTGCGACCATCGTATGATATAAATTGTTATCTCCTGGAAGATCGTTAAATTCTTTTCCGTGATCCGCACACCATTGTTTTACAAGTTTATATGTGTCGCTGAGATACAATCTTTCCTGTTCAGGATAACGACCTATATCGCTGCCGTATCTAATTCTAAAAAATCTTGCAGGCCAATTACTAGACATAATTTCTTCTAAGATATCATGTAGCTCGGATACACTAGACATTGTATAAGAAATAGTTTCTACAGTTAATCCCATTTCAAAACAATTATTAATTCCATCTATTTGTTTTTTTCGTATCGTCGGATTATTAATATAGCTAGGATGATTTAATCCAACACATACTGAATCTAGTCCTGCATCAATAGACGCCTGTACTAAATCTCTATCATGATATCTAATGCCGTTAGTTAATACAACAACACGAGAAGGCCACGTTTCTTTTAATGTCTTAACTAGTTCTGGAAAATCTTTTCTTAGGGTTGGTTCTGCTCCTGCAAGAACAAATATCGCCCTCTCCATATCTAGATTCCATGACCTAAATTTTTCTATCAATTCCGGAATGGGAGTATCAACAATTTTATTATCTGGAATATGATAGCAATGAGGACAATCGATATTACATCTATCTGTTACCTCTGTAATAATCTGCAGGTCTTGTTTTGTATCTTCTTTGGTGATGTAAACTAATTTAGAATAAAAGTCATAATCTCTTTCGATCATATGATGAGAAATTCCGTGAGTCTTACAATGTTTAACTAACCATAGTTGATTGTTTAAAACATATGTATATGCAGGAATATGATAATGACATTGATGACAAATGCTGATAGTTTCTTTAAGGATTTGTCCATGCACATTGTTAATAGCATTTTCAAATATATCAGATTGAATATTTGAAAATTGATTTATTCTAAAATTAATAGGAATGTTCATTGATTTTTCCAAAACACAGATACACTAACCAACACTCTGGGAGGCTGGGGAATAGACACACTGTGAAATTCTTTTACATTTAATTTGTGCCACTTAAAAGTTTCTATATTATGCTCTTCTATCAATTCTTTATTTTCATTATGGAAGTTTGTACTCGCACCTCCTGTTTCCAGAACATAATTATAGGCAACATCTCTAGTATTGTCTTTATGTATTGGAAGATCTCCCGATAATACAAATATATGTACATCGTGTTCAAAATTAAAAATAGAACGTGTAAACTCTTTTAACTGTTCGCTGGCCTTTATACTATTCCAGGCATTGTGTTTTTCAGCATCTGTTCCTTCAGGAACAGAGTGACGTAGATTAGGTTCTGTATTTCTAATAGTTTGATATATGTCAACTATTAAATTTTCAGGAATTTTTGGAAGGTCTAAGTATTCTACGTTCATTTGTAAATTTTTTTAATTTTAAATTTGTCGTAGTCAAAGTCGCCAAACACACGTATACTAATTTGCTGACCTTGACCGTCTGGAAATCCGTGAGGGAAACTATCGTTGAATAACACATATTTTTCTTCTACAGTTATACCTGGCATTGTCATAGGCGACTCTAACTTAGAAGCGATAGTTAATCCCAATTTGTAAGATATATCTTCTGGAGTTGTTTCGTTACTATCAACATGCATTACCAGAGGTCCATCTAAAATAAATGCTCTAACCATGCCAATATGTTTAACAGGTAATGCCTCAACTAGAGATTTTATGTACGGTATATTTAAATCATCGTCCCACTTCCATGCCGAATGAGGGATAGCCTTTGCAGATTTAAAATCATCAAATTCTTCTTTATTATTTTTTGTTAAAAAAATATTTTTCCATAGGTGTCCAGAATATTGATCTTTACCAGTGTTCCATTTGTCGTCTGGTATTGACAATAATTCGTTGGTTAACTGATCATCGTTAACTTCTAAATCTACAGCCGCAGCTTTAATATCAGTAAAATCCATAAATCTATTTATGTATCCAGTTTGCCCTATAAATATCATCATGAAGCACATAGAAGATAAACTCCAAGAATTTTTAAATAGGACCATATCTGCAGATATCGATTTGGTAGAGAACCAATTAGACGATTACAAAATTAGGCGTCAGGATATTGCTCATCTAAAAGGAACATTATTCGAAAAAGGTTCTATGAATTGGAGTCCGAGTTTTCAAGATGCTCCAAATAGAATTTTTATCGGTGCATATTCTAGCATTCGAAGTGGTGGTTATATGCGATCAAATGTCTTTATGGGTAGGCATAGCGGTATAGGATATCGCTGTACTATCGCTGCAGGCATGCATAACTTTTCCGGAGTAAGTATTAATCCAGATACCATCATGGCCAGGGAATCAAATTATTCTGATTACGAGCTTGAAATTTTAGATATTCCTAGAAATAGGACTAGCAGTAGAGCTATGAATAGCGAACCTGTTGTTATTGGAAACGATGTTTATCTCGGCGATGGTATTATTGTTATGCCTGGCATAAAAATAGGCGACGGGGCTGTAGTTGCTGCCAATGCTGTTGTTACCAAAGATGTAGAACCTTACACAATAGTAGGTGGCGTAACTTCTAAAAAGATTAGAGATAGGTTTCCTGATAAAATAAAAGAAGAATTGTTAGCCACACGATGGTGGAATGTTAAATTAGAAATTTTAAAAACATTGCCTGTTGATAATGTGTTTAATTTTATTTCAGCATTTAAAGAGTTAGAAGGTGATATTTGGGACGATATCGAAACCCTAACATTAAAGGATTAATATGAGAGAATATTTTGCATCAAAGGCCAAGTACTTAGATTTAAACATCGAATTTCCCTACGAAGAAATGCTCGAAGAAGCACGTTCTCTTAGATACAGATTTTCGCAGCACAGAGATACAGAAAGTAAAGGATGGCATGGTTTAGTATTACACGGCCTTGATGAGCATAAGACCGGAGCATGGAAACAATACGGAATTACCGATCCTCAAGAAGCCAGTAGACTAATGCACTGGACTGAAGCATCTGACCTCGCACCAGTTACTAAAAATTATTTTTTAAATCATTTTCCCTGCAATAAGTATGGACGAATTCGATTCATGTTACTAGAAGCAGGCGGCCATATTAACTATCATAGCGACAGCAAAGGTCCCCTAATAGATAATATTTCTTTTGTTCTAAATAGTCCCGAAGGATTTGTGTGGAAGTGGCAGGATGGCAGTCCAGATTTAAAGATGGAGCCCGGACATGCCTATGCTATGAACATTCATTATTATCACGGATTATGGAATAACAGCGATGAAGATAGATATTTTGTTATTATGTCTAGACACGATTCGCTTCCCGAATGGAAAAAACTAATGCTCGATGCAGCAGAACGTCAAGGAGTCGAGGGCGAATTTGTAACTATCGATTATCTACCTTAAAGACCTAATGGTCTTCTTCCAAAAGGTTTCCAATCGTGTTCGTGCCACGGTAAGGGTTTTAAATCACCGATATTTGTCAATTTAAAATCTTTGATTTTTCCGACAAAGGCAATAGAATCATCATTCCATGTATCGTCGTACGACTTATATCCTGTTGCAGATCTAGTTGTGAATATAGCAACAATATCGGGATTGATATTATTAAGATTATTGATTAATCTGTTTTCAGCACCTATTCTAAATTTTACACTTTGGAAAGGAATCAACGGCGAATGATTAAACAGATCACTAAAATTCATTAGGGTCTTCTTATTCGGATCTATCCATGTTAGATCGTAGTCGGCCATGTAGTCAATTAGTTTATAATCAAAATTTAATTTCTTAACCTTATTCCAAGTAGACGGCCAGTCATCAAAAAACTTTTTAAATTCTTCAAACTCTTCTTTAGCAGTTAATGTTTTAAAAACAAAGTCCGGAACACCGTTAGGGAAAAATTGTTCAAAAGAATGATAAAACTGATCGTAATCTACACCGTCCCATGTAGTAACTAATTCTTTCATAAATCTAAGACAGTTATGATTTATGTCCGTGAATACTACTCGTGTATCGTCAGTATACCCGATCATCGTTAAATTTCTAATCCAGTTCAAGCCTGTGCCTAGAGTAATATATTGTTCCACTGGGCCATCAAAGGGAAGGGTTTTATAAACACGATCAGAGTTCCACGGTGCTACAACGTTGTGTGCAAATAATTGTAGATGAAAGATCTTAGGATATTGGTTAATAAAAACATGCTCGTATTCGTGATATAGATAATGTTTTGCTACACGAATTCTTTGTCCAACATCTATGGTCTTTTTATTGTTTTCGAGTGCTAGTTTAAGTATATTCCATCCGTGCAATTTAGATGTGTAGACTTTTTTATTTGTGCCTATAGACATTGATTCAATAACTTCGTCGCCGCCGTCGGAAAATTCTGTAATATTCGGTTCAAATTCTTCGTGGGGATCGTCAACAAACCATGCACCTTCCTCTATATCGGGACATCCTAATTCTTGGTAATCTTTTAAATTCATTATATAGAATTGTTTGTGTAATTCTAAATAAAAATCTCCTCTATTAAGAACATGACCTGCAATAAAAAAATCCTGCTGACAAATATTTTCTACTTCTTTAAATAATTTTTCACTGGTTCTTAAATAGGTTCCGGTGGATATAATAACAGCATGAGAATATTTGTTTTCTTTTACAGCTTCTAACAATAATTCTTGTTCATCCTTTCCCACAAATACATCATACTCGTTGACCATTAATCCGCGAATTAAGAAATCAATAGTGTTGATAGAAATGTCTTTGGCTACTAGATTGTCGCATTTGTCTAATACATCTAGTACGCACCATGCAATGTTGTGCTGCCCACCACTATGATATTTCATTTAAATCCACCTTTTGTATTTGTTTAATTCTTCGTAAAATTTTTCAGGAAACAACTGCCAAACTGTCTGCTCTGTTCCTCGATAAAAAATTTCTTTAATGCGTTTCATTTGGCCAGTTTCTTCCATTGCTGGTCCAAATATTCTGTGTACCAATTTTTGGGTACCTGTATCGCTTTCATTACTTGTAATATATAGTGATGAGTTCGCTGGTGCCCAGTCAATACAGGCAGGAATTAAGAATTGACTTGTGGCGTGTTGATGAGTGACTATTTGGTTACGTGTACGTAATGTAGTTAATGGTAGTTTGTCTGTGAATATGCAGGTACGAACAGCTATCCGATATGCATTCTCTCCCATCTCGGGAAATGAATGTGCTCCTACACTGCCCACAGCTACATCATTATAATAGAGAATCCATACGCACCATTCACGTTCTTTTGCTAGACTGTCTACTAGCATTTTTTGACTAGCGTTATTTACAAACCCTCTGCGTTCTGCATCTTTATAAAATTCTGTAAGGTCTAAATCTTTAGACCATCTAACCATTTTATACATCAGTCATCTTTCGTGTAATGTCCGCGTATCCGTCAATAACATATGCATCTGGGTGGAAACGTCTGATTAATTTTTCCTGCATAGGGCCAACAGTTTTCCCTTTCCACATAGCAGAGATAGTAATCGGATCTCTAGTTTTCCAATGCTGTATAGCAATCAATGGGAACCCGATAGTTTCTGCTTCTAACCTTACGCCAGCACCGTGCGCTCTTCCGTCAGTTAATGCATCTGTAAATCCTACAGTTTCGTTATTATTGCCCATGCGAACTTTAATAACCTCTACTCCCGGATGTTCGTGATCTTGTAATTGAGGGTGAGGATGGATAAGATATAACTCTATTTGAAATCTACCCTGACGAAATAGTGCAACTGCTGTAGCATCGTCTGTTCTATAAACCTCAGCTCCGTTAGGGAATCGAATAGGCATTCCTGCTTTAACCCACCATACCCCAAATTCAGTAACGTTATCCCATGTTTCTGGAACTTCTAAATTCGCTACTGGATTATCAAGGATATTAAGCCTTACATTTTTAAACAATTCGTCATTGAGATAGATAGTTTCTTTAAACATTTTAAATGGCCCCTACCATATTTATGAAGTCTGAAGGGTAGTTGGTTCTAAAACTTTCCCAACATAGTTTATCCATGGTGCTCCAGGGCTGCGGCTTACTCCATTCTATTCCTAGTGTTTCTAGATGTTTACGCATTTCCGTTTGGCGGTTAGAGTGTATATGACTTTCCACTTCTTTAATACTGATAATAGGTTCTGATTTATGATATGTAAAAAAATAATTGATGCTTTTTAATTCGCCATTCACTACAAAGTAGCTACTAGGATGCATACTGTATTTGTGAAGTCCTAAACTCTTGTGTGCTTTTACTATGTTTAACATCTGTTCTCGCCAATTGGGTAAAACTGAATCATAATTTTCTGTTGTGCAGTTTGCTCTATTCCAAAAATCTAATCCGTCTATTTCTAAGTATATTTTTTTATGACTATAATCGATATCTAAGATGTTAGGAACTAATTCTGGATAGGCACCTTTCATTAGTTTAAGATACTTAATTTCACGCTGCCATTTTTCTTCCATTTTTTCTGGATCGACAACTTCGTTTTGGCCAGCATGATATACTCCATCATTGTAATACCATTGAACAAAAACTTTTTTATCTTCGCTGACTAGGCTCGTATAGATTAAATTATTTCTAGATAATCCTTGTCCTGGAACATTATTATAATAGTATTCGTATTTCATACTTCAACTATATAATCTTTGAATATTTCAACAGCTTCTTTCCACGACAATCTGTTAGGAGGCAATCTACGATGTATTAATACTAACGAATAGCAGGTTCTGGGAGAAGAAACTTTGCTAACATCATGCAATTCCATAACGTTAACCAAACTAGGTTGTCCGCATTGTATCGAATATACCTTATCACATTCTTCCGGAGTACATGTGCCGTACGGAGTTCCTGCAGGAGAATAGGCTTGTGTTAACTCAACTCCAGGTTTTAATTTATACCAATTCATATAATGCGGAGTATCGCAGTATACATAGTTTAGTTTAACTATGGGATCAGTACCAAAATCATCTGTGTGTATGATATGAAAATCCTGACGACCCGGAGCTAACAAAAACTGTTCTCCGTGTCCTACTGCTATATCAAATTGCCAAAACCACTCAGCAAATTCTTTTTCTAATCTATCTAAAGGATATAAAGCATGATGTGTTGATGACATATCGACCGGATTAGGTCTAAATTCAACAGGTAGATTCAAATAATAGTGATATTGGTTCATATCGGCATCCAGTGATTTAACATTTGTAAAGGTACATAATGTTTTGGTACTATGTCATAGGCTATTGTTATTCGAGGATAGTCTTGTTGCCACTCTGACGATCTATGTTGATCACCATCAGTCTTGCCTATGACCAATAGACCATTTTTGCTATGCACATCAACAGCCTTGTCATAGAATTTGTAACTTGTAAAACTGTCAGGTTCTACGTCAACACAATAGAATCCATGATATGCTCCGGACCCCGAACCCCAGTGACCGTGCCAATCTATATATTGCCCTTTATTATAAAAGTTTAACCAACATTGAATGTACATTTGATTATCCGATCTATCAATCTCTTTGTACATTTTTTGTATTTCAAAATACAACTCATGAAATTGATCCAATGGATACATTAGCAAATTATATTGATTGAATACATGAGTCGAAGAAAGATCTTTTTGAGGATATCCTCCGGGCATATGGGAAAAATTTTCCATTATGATATTATGCATCTCCATACAACTATTTTTAATAGAAACGAGATCTATGCTTAATTCTTTTGTATAGATGTAATCATAATAATCAGTCAACTTGGTCTCCATAATTTTGAACTCAAACTATTTATAGTTAAATACACACATAATGATTATTCTAGACAACACCTTATCAATGTGCGAACATTGCTACCGACATGTTCCTGCAACTAAATTTGAGAAAGAAGGATCGATTTGGTTAGGAAAAACTTGTAAGGTACACGGATACCACGAATGTCTCGTAGAGGTAGATTCGGAATTTTACAAATCTCAAATCTATGAAAAGAGAAAACCTGGATCTTATTGGCTAGACATCACCAATCGATGTAATCTAGACTGTCCTCATTGTTATCAAATGCCCGACAATCAAAGTAAAGATCCGGCAATAGATTTAATTTTATCACAGGTTAAGTCGTGGCCCGATAACGGCTGGCCGGTGTCATTGGTTGGGGCAGAACCTACTACTAGAAAAGACCTCGCAGAAATCGTACTTGCTATTCAATCTTTGCCAGGAAAGCCTAGAATGATAATGATCGTAACTAACGGAATTAATCTAGGAAAGTATGATTATGCAAAGCAGTTCCAGGGCATTAAAAATCTTAAATGGACCATAGGCCTTAACCATCCCGAATATAACGGCGGTGTTATTCGAAGCAAACAAGAACAAGGTATTAAAAATTGTGTTGAATTAGGTCTGCAAATAAAAAATTTTACATACACCCTCGGAGATCTTAAACAACTTGATTTTGTTTTAGAAGAAATACAAGAATGGAATCGAAAAGGTATATGTGACAATGCAAGGATACAGGTCGGAGTAGATATAGGAAGGACTCCCGAAGACCACGGTCCGGAGTTATACCTATCAGATCTAGTAAAAGAAGCAGAGAAACTCTGTAAAATAAAAGGATGGACGTGGGACGTTGATCCTATAGAGGGTAATCGAACACACTTCTTAGTAAGGATCAACGGCTTAGTTCATAGACTAATCAAATGGGTCGACGTTAAGACCATAGATTTTAACGAAACATTTTCTGAATCCTATGCTGATATGATTCCAGGAAAGCCAATGAGTCCTTTACTACATCAGGTTATATTAAGAGATAGATCGTTTAATGAACAGCAATTTTTATTCGATACATTACCGGAGAAATATAGATGAAACGCATTCCAGAAGATTATGATTTAATGACCGACATTGAAGGTTGCAACTTTTATAATCAATCTCTTATAAATTCATACGATCTAGTCGACTACATAACCTTATATAAAAATTATTTTAATGTGACAGCTGGTAAAATTGCAGACCTTGGCTCCGGCCCATGTAATTTTGTAATCGCATTGTGTTTAGAATTTCCCGACCTTACATTTGATTGCTATGAAATGTCAGATATTATGATTTCTCTAGCCGAGGAGAATATTAAAAATAACAACCTGTCGGATAGAATAAAAATTATAAAAGGTGATCTGTTATCTGCAACAGGGAACTACGACGGTGTTTTAATTAATAGAGTTTTACATCATATTAACGACACCGAAAACCTTTGGAAAACTGTTAAGAATCTCAGCGATAATGTATTTGTAGTAGACTTAGAAAGACCCGATGAAATTTCTTCTTTAGATAATCTGTTTAATCTAATGATGCCAATGTTCGATGAAAAGTATATTACAGATACAAAACGATCATTTATGGCATCTTATACTAAAGATGAAGTCTTAGAACAAACTAAAGATTATAATTATAATGTTATTTCTTTGAGCTGCGGACCTGATGAAAACATCCGATACAACAAATTGATTGTTCACCATATCAAATAAAGAATATCGTCCTTAACAAGACCGTATCCCTGCAAAGTTATTCTAAGATCACTAGTACCATTTAAATCTACTAGTCCGACTCGATGCAAATATCTTTCGTCTTGCAATAACATCATACCCTTTTTATAATAAAGTGTTTTAAATTCCTTTAATGTACAATCCGGATTTGCACAGTCGTCTCCTATTAGATTTCGATGCTGGGGACATATAGGACTTGTGTTACGTGCTTCTTTATAATCTTTTCCAAACTCTGATAACGTTTCGGGATAGTAGTCGAAAGTATAGTGTCCATCGCTTAACAGCACTGTAAAAATTAATTTTTGATCAAAATATTCATTAAAATTTCCTGTGTAGTCTTTGAAATATTTTTCAAAAGGAAAACAAGTAATCATATCATCGTAATGCCAGACGCTAGGATCTTTGCTTTCGTTTAATTTAATAATTTGAAATCCGGGCTTACTAAGGCCATTCACAAATTCAACTTTATTAAAATTATTTGTTAACTTATTTTTAAGAATTTGTGAGGCAGGCGAATCTATAGATCCAATCTCAAAATAATTTCCGTAGTCTATTCCAGATTCTGTAAATGTAATTTTACGAAACAAACTATTTCCAAGAATATACATACCGGTCCACGGGCATTTATACCATGAAGATTCTTTTTGTTTTACATATTCAGCAGCGGTATTACACTCTTCTTCGGTGAAAAAGTTATCAAATATTTTAAACATCAACTATTTATAGGCCATAAATAATGCTATGAAATTTATACACAATACAGTCGGTCTTTGCAATGAATGTTATCGACACATTCCAGGTGTTGTCTTTGAAAGAGATGATAAAATTTGGTTATCTAAAAAATGTCCAGAGCACGGCATCATGGAAGAAGTAGTTGAAATTGATTTGGAATACTATTACGGTCTTTCTAAAACCGACGAAAGTGAATTTGTTTCGATTATGTTTGAAGTAACAAACAAGTGTCAGTTAAACTGTCCTCATTGTTATCAACTTCCGGATAACAAATACATAGACAGTCCTATGAGTAGTTTAATTAGAATACCTGAAATGTTTCCAGAAGGGTTTATTCCTATTCTTGCCGGAGCAGAAGCATCTCTATATTCAGAAATTATTCCATTGAGTCACAAATTAGCAGATGACTTTGGAAAAGTTAGAATGTTAACCAACGGTCTTAGATTTGCCGACAACGACTGGGCAAAAGAACTACTCACCGGACGTACTATATTACCGGCTGTAGGTTTAAATCATTGGACATATCAAGGTAAAAAAGTACACGAAAAACAACTTCGCGGTATAGAGAACATTAAAGAACACGGCCGACTAGATGGTATAGGTTATACCCTCGAGGATCTAGATCACCTACCTGAGATATTAGAAGAATTAGATAAGATAGGTAGAGACAAAGTTAATCTAGTTAGAATTAGAATGGGTGCCAGCATTGGTCGTAGCACCGGCGGAAGGAATTATCTAAGCACTACAGTTAAAGCATTGAAGAAACTGTTAGGCGACGAGCTTGTTCATACACCCCTAGAAGAAAATTTATATCATAATATGTACAACTGGAAGGGTATGAATATTCGTGTAATCCAATGGCCCGATGTTAGAAGTGCAGATATGGAAGAATTAAACAACGGACCTTGGGCAGCGTTTAACGAAGGTCCGATTACTAATTACATTCATCAGGTTATATTAAGAGATGCGTTTACAAATAATAAAATGAAACGTCTTGATATAGTCCCGGACCACTACGTGCTAAAAGAAAAGTTTGAAAGCAACTATTGGAAAAAGAATTGGTCCGGACCTATAGAAATTAGCGAGTTAGAATACAAGTTTGAAAGTCCTGCAAAGAAACCTAAAAGACTTTTATAATCCTAATTTTTGTTTCTTATAATTTTCCACAAACGCTGTTTGATACTCGCCACCAAATGTACTATATGGTATAGTTAGTGTATGTTCCAGTCCTTTATCAGAAAAGTCATTGGACAATTCAAAGCAGGCAAGTCTATATACATCGTCAAATGTATCTCTTAACTTAGAAACGATTTCTCTAATCCTATAATAGTTGGTGTGATCATTTTCCCATATAACAGAATTAGGAGTAAATCGAGGTCCGGTCGCTAACTCTCTAGATCCGTTTCTATATTCTTCCGGAACTTCAGTCATCACTCGATAACCAAACTCGTCAAACTTCTCTTCAAATATAGAAACGTTGGCCAAAGACGACTTATAAATGTCTAGAGGATTTAACATCACATTTTCGCCTTTCCAATGCTCGTTCAAAAACTTAATCGTATCTATAACTGACTCTTCTGTTTCGTATGGAAGACCTGCAATAAGGCCGATGGTGCCTCTATAATAACCTGTGCCGTTATTTTTAAAGAAATTTTTAATGTTAATAACACCTTCTCTTAGTCTTTCAGACTTCATACCTTTGCCACATACTCTGGCAGACTCGTAGTTAAAAGATTCTATTCCATAAAAATGGAATAAAGTATTCATTCTCAGAAGTTCTTCTTTTTCGTGCGGCCTAGATATTAATAAATCTGCTCTAATATGCGATGCAAAGAACGGTTGAAACTCTAAGGTTTCGATCATGTCGGCAATCTTAGTAATTTTTTCTGTTCTATCGTTAAATGTTTCGTCGCTGATTAGATACTTCGTTGTACCGAATCTATCGTATGCATCTTGTAATTGAAGTTTCGCACCGTCAAGGTTTCTACCGTAATCTCCTCTCACACCTAGTACAGGGAAATTACAATAGGCACATTTAAATTTACATCCTCTACTAAACTCAATACCAAGCCATTCGTGATCTTTGATAAAATCTCTATCTTCATAGAAGATGCTTGGTTCTCTCCAAGGAGTTGCAGTATAATATTTTTGTGCTTCAATGACTCTGTTGCCGTCGATGGGAGTTATTATAGGTCTAGTTCCGTTGCTAAACAGATATTCTAATAATGTAAGTAAAGCCAACTCTCCATAACCGGCAACATAATAATCTATGTTTTTTGTATTAAAATTTTTATAAGCATTGCAGCCAAAGATAATCTTAATATCGGGATAATTTTCTTTTACCCATGTAGTATAATCTTCAGCTAGTTCTGGCCAGTCACTGAAAATATGACTAAAGCCTATAAACTTCGTGTTCTTATTGATTCTATTTCTGGATAATTCTTTTAATTCTTCTAATTTCCAAAAATAAAAGAAATCTACAACTTCCACGTCCCAACCTTGTGTTCGTAGTTCTGTGGCAATACGATAAGCTCCAGACGTTCTACCTTTAATGTATTCGCCCAAAGCCCCCATATTAAAAATTATAGAATGAAAATTTTTAATCATAATCCTTGAGTTGCTTTTGAAATCACGATCTGTTTTGTTGCATAACCCTCATTGAAAAAAACGTTTATAATTTTATCTGTAACAAAAGACACATCCATAGCATTAACCATTGCTTCTGGATTCTCATCTATTAAATAAAAATTTGTTTTTACAATTCCGGGAAGAACATTGAGTAATCTAACACTACCCTTATAATTTCTTGCAAAATTATTTAGATTTAACTTCGCAGATCTATAACTGTGAACCTTTGGCCATTGCACAAAATTGTTTTCGGGCATCAAAACAATAACGCTCGAGATGTTAACAACGTGTTTATTGGCTCCTTCCCATCTTTTCATAACACCTTCTAACAGTTTTAATTGTCCGTCATCGTGGAAGGCATTATTGATAAATGCATCACAGTCATCTATCTTGTTAAGAATTTCCATTCTGTGAGCCTCGTTTCCAATATCAAATCCGTTAGATCGGCTAAATCCAACAACTTCACATTTATTTTCTAAAAACTTTTCAGCTAATGACAAACCAATACCACTGGTATGTCCTGTTATAGCAACTTTCATAAAGGCTCCTTTAGTATATTTTATACCATAAATATTTATGAATTTTTTGAACCCACATGATTAAACTAGAAGACACATTATCAGTATGTGAGAATTGTTACAGGCATGTACCTGCTACAAGGTTTCACCGCGACGGTCAAATTTGGTTAGGTAAAACCTGCAAACATCACGGATACAGTGAACATCTAGTTGAACCAGATGCAGACTTTTATTTAAATTATAACTATCCGAGAGAAGCACTACAAAGTTATCTCATTGATATCACCAATCGTTGCAATTTAAATTGTCCAAACTGCTATCAAGAACCGGACAATATGAGCAAAGATAAGCCTATAGATTATTTTTTAAACATTATTAAAAGTTGGCCAGATGACGGTTTTCCTGTAGCCCTGTGTGGAGCAGAGCCGACTGTAAGAAAAGACCTTCCTGAGTTTATTAAAGCAATACAAGCATTGCCCGGTAAGCCTCGTGGCATCATGATTCTAACCAACGGAGTTAGATTATCCGAAAGAGAATATGTAGAACAGTTTAAAGACTTAAAAAATGTCATGTGGACTATCGGCCTTAACCACCCCGATTACCAAGGACGCACTGTTCGTATGAAGCAGATGGAAGGCATTAAGAATATGCAAGACGTTGGTCTTCGTATTAAGAATGTTAGTTATACATTAGAAACATTAGATCAGATGGAATATTGCTTAGAAGAAATACAACAATTCGGTACAGGTATATGTGAACAATATAGAGTAAGATGCGGAGCAGACATTGGTCGTTATCCAGGAGGTCCGAAAATCTTTTTATCTGATCTAGTGAAGGAAGCTAACCGTATTGCTGAAAAAAATAAATGGCAGGTGGGATTTGATCCCTACACCGGCAATAGGGCACACTATCCAATGACAATTAACGGAATCCTTGTTAAAATAATTCAGTGGCCTGATGCTAAAACATTGGACTTACTAGAAGTTCAGACCGAAGCCATGGCTGATATACTACCAGGAAAACCAAGATCTCCGTTAGTACACCAAGTTATACTTCGAGATTGTGCAGTGAATAAAGGTTTAAATTTATGGGATACTATTCCTCAAGAATATATAGACAACTACGGACACAGAAAAGATGACATTTAAAGTTATTTTATTCAGCGACTCGGAAGTAAGGTTCGGCTTTACACGATCTGCCGGAACATACAGTATTGCTTCGGCCATCAGAAATAAAGGCTATGAAACACTAGTTGTAAATTATTCGTTTGCACTGAACTGGGAAAAGTTTAAAAACATTATCGATTTGTCTGTAGACCAAGAAACCTTAATTGTTGGTTTTAGTGCCAACTGGTTTGATTCTCAGGTAGATATATTTCCTGATACGGACGACTGGAAAGAAAAATCAGTCAGCATTAATTTTAAAAATAAAAACGTAAAACCCTTCGCAGATTATATTAAATCAATAAATCCTAATGTAAAAATAATCTTAGGTGGATTTACTGCGCACAAGTATATAGATCAGGAATCAATTGACAACATTTTTATTGGCTATAGTGAAGGTCAAATTGAAACTTACTTAGACAGTATGTCTATACCTTTCTTTAACCTGCCTAGAATCATTAGTCATGATGTTAAGGCCAAGGACTTTAACTTTAATGCTTCTTCTATTGAATATACTGAATACGATTTAATACACGCTGAGGAATTACTGTCAGTTGAATTCGCTAGAGGCTGTATTTTTAAGTGCGCATTTTGTTCATTTCCTATGATAGGATCTAAAACAATAGATTATCTAAAATATCAAGAAGTTGTTTATAATGAACTGTTGTCTAATTATGAAAAATGGGGAGTAACTACCTACTTCATTGTTGACGATACCTTTAATGACAGTGTATATAAACTTCAACTACTCAGCGAAGTTATAGAGAAACTTCCTTTCCAACCCGATTTCGCTGCGTATACAAGAATCGATCTAATAGGTGCCCACCCTGAAATGGCGCCTCTATTGAAAAAGATTGGTGTTAAGTATGTGATGTACGGATTAGAAACATGGAACCCAGAAACAGCTAAAATTATTAAAAAAGGCGGGTCGAGAGATCGAAAGATTCAGGCTTTGAAAATCGCTAAAGAATGTTGGGGCAAAGATGTTATGGTAGTGGCAAATTTAATTGTAGGTCTACCTAACGATACAACTGAATCTTTTGAGAACTTTATTTCTTGGTACGAAGAAGAAGGACACAACTACATAGACTTCGCAAATATCAATCCTTTATTTTTGTCATTAGAAAATAGAAAACACGATCCATATAGAATATTCGTATCAGATATGGATAATAGAATTAGCGATTTTGGATATAAATTTTCCAGCGAGGAGCTATCAGACGAGCATATCGATTTTCACGGTGGCCTATGGGAGAAAACTGAAAAAGATACTGGAGATATCCGTGATAGGAATCAAGCAGAAAGGCTAGCAGTTGAGTATCACGAAAAAATTGTAGAAATACAAAAGAAAATATTTGGACCTCAATACCTAGGACATTTTATGAAAGTTATGGGATTCCAGGTTTCAAGATTGAGAACTAAATTTAATCTAGAATCATACATACCTGAGCAAGTAGTTTATGAAATTGTTGAATTAGATTATTACCCAAGACTTATAAAAATGTTAGAAGATAGGAAAAATAATGATTAAGGGAATTAACGGCAACACATATATAGACATGGAACCGTATATTGACATGTCTGCCTTTGAAAAAATGCAGCCGGAAATCCTTACAGGTTTTGCATTAGCTAGACAGCATGCCAAAGAAGGCACTTGGATGGCTCCTGGATTTACCTTCGACGATATGAGTTATCGTGTACACTGGAAGCCCATCTACGAAGCCATGCAGGAGTTCATGGCACTGCCCGACAGCGATCCTATAAAGGAAGCAGGCATGAAACTTATGCCTAAAGACTTTAAGAACTTTCAAGAACGCAATGTCTTTACACGCTATCTAAAGATGGCTATGGGGTCTTATGATCCATACATTTATTATTACCTATGGGAAGAAGGTTCGTGGGATGATCGAACTGCACCACGTAAACTTACACCCGAAGCGGAGTACTTTCCTAATGTCGTTAAGTGGGTTGAAAGTCTAGTAGGTACTATCTTTGTAGACATCGGCCGTGTTATATTCTTTCATTGCGAGGCAGACGGTATTCCTTTCGAACACCGAGACTTAGATGCCAAGAATGGTGTTAATGTTGTTACGCCTCATCGCAACGAATTTATACACATACGTCCTAACACTAAGAAAGCATTCTATCTGTGGGATCCCGAAACAAAAAACAAAACATATCTCAATACACGAGCTGCATGGTGGAATGATGTAGACTGGCATGGTGGAGAACGTATCATGGAACAAAGTTACAGTCTACGCATTGATGGAAAATTTACAGAAGATTTCCGTAAAAAGTTAGGCATAGATCACTTGGACACATACTAATGCTTTATCAAAAAATAAACGTTCCTCAGCTCGAACAAATACAACGAGAAGTATTAGAATATATTGATAAAAATTCTATCCTTAGGCCGGATGCAGAAGAAGAATATTTCGTGCAAATGGACTATTCTAATTTTCCAACCTTGCATGATTTTGTTTTTTCGAGATGCCTTACTGAAGTAGTAGAAACAAGTTCATGTTTTTTGCCCGGAAATAAAAGTCTAATGACTCACATCGACGGTCTTAAAAAAGATAACGGTAAGGTACCGGAAGATAGGATGATTGCTAACCAATGGGTAATAGTTATTCCTATAGCTAATACTCAAGAAACAACTAATTATTGGTTTAGAAATGAAGATGTATCTGACGATAACGAAATAATTGTTAATAGAATTCGTCCAGAGCCGCCTTATAATTTTTGGGTTTCATTTGCCAATCCAGAATTAAATTTAGAACCTATAGGTTCTACAACAATTGATAAAATAACTTTTATTAAATCAGACATATATCATACTTCTGTGAACTACGGACCAAATACTCGTATGGTGTTTATTGTTAGATTAAAAGAAGAAAAGAAAATTTACGATACACCAGAAGAACTATTTGACTATAAGGATTTATTATGATAGTTACTAAGTTAGATGTTACATTTGATCCAGAGGACGGAATTAGATATTACAGAGAAGTAGAAAAAACATGTCCCTATCTTAAATGGAACATGCCGGATCAACCTGCTTTTGAAACTATCAAAGACATTTACGGTTGGTCTTTATCTATTCCGAAAAGCGAAGATCCTAAAAAGCCATACGGTCTATATAGAAGTGTTGAATTAATGGGCAAAGAAAACTATCACGATACAGATGCAGCGTTTGGTTTCGGAAGAGCGTTAATGGACCTGTTTCCTATGGCATATCGATTTGCTGTTGGAGTCACACCGCCCGGAGTATATGCACCTCCTCATGCTGATTCTAACGAAGAAAGAGATGCTATGAGAGGATGGATACCTTTCATAAACAATCCTACTATCAAATGGATCACTAAAGAAGGTGTAGCAGACTTACAGCCCGGAAATGTTTATATAATCGACATCGGCGAAGAACATGAATTTATAAATGAAGGCAGTGAAGACGGTGTTGGCATGGTGTTTGATATCAGAAGATCAGATTTTGAACTTACAAAAAAGATTACAGGAAGAATAAAATAATGATGTACGTTGGGAACTTTGCAGACTGGATCAAAGACGAGTATCTTGAATATGTATTAAACAATCCTGGCATACCTAGACCGGGTGGTGGTCATAATCCTGATTCAGAAGAATTTAGAAAAGCCAAAGAACATGGCTACGACCTTAGTCAGGTCTATTGGTATCATTATACAAACGATAATGATTCATTTCCTCTATCGTTAGAACTGCCGTTTGATAACGACAAAGATCATATGTGGTGGTTTATTAAAATGAAACCTGGAAACTTTATGCCTATTCATAGAGATCCACATACTTATGATCCGGAGTTTTATGATGTTAAACGTTACTGGATGGCATTACAAGATTGGGAGCCAGGACATATTTTTATGTACGAAGATCAAACCCTAGTAAATTATAAGAAAGGCGATATCTATTGTTATCCAGATCCTCAGGCAATTCACTGTGCCTGTAATATCGGAAATACTACTAGGCTAACTTTTCATTTTTCCACTTATACTATAAGAACTTCTTAATATCGTCGAAGTTTTTTCTAGGTATGTTCATACCTAAATGTACTCTCGCTGTATCGCCGCCGTTGGTAGTCGAGTGTACATTAGATGTATCAACTAGATACACACTGCCGAGTTCCATATGTAAATCTGGTTCATGAGTATGCCAGATATATTTTTCGTTGGTGTGGATAGGAATATGTAATCTCATCATATCTGCCCAGTTGAAGTCAACATGCGGAGGAACTACGGTACCTGCAGGGCTAACACCAAGGCCTGCTCTGTAACCATAAGGAAATAAATTTAATATTTCTTCTGCCCACCCGAAGCAGAGTTCAGACCTATAATAGTTTTCAACTCCGAGGGGTTCAGTTTCCATATCATAAAAACCAAAAGGTCCACTCTCTCCGTTCATGATATGTAGAGACCAACCGTAGATAGTTTTATCGCCGAGTGGGGAGGTCCATTTTTTATCTTGATGTTGTTCTTCTAATATTCGGTAATAGTCTTGAGCTTTTTGAATATCTATTTCTATGTTTAGTTTATAAAACATCGATTCCACTTTACCATATCCCTTATTATATCTACGTTAAATATTTATGAAGTAGATAATAGGATACCTTAATCATGAAATATATTGGAAATTATAAAGATTTAATTCCAAAAGATGATGTTAACGATATAGAATTACCCCCGTTACCCGAAACTCGACAAAGTTCTTCTTGGGTCATTAGCACATTTGAGCCAGGCAGATACGAACTTACACATAAAGATTCTTTTATTTCCAACTCGCCAAATCCTGTAAAGTATATTATGTTTTTAACTGACTGGGAGATTGGACACATCTTTACCTATAATAGTTCTATGCTTGCTGATTACAAAGCGGGAGATCTTTACGAACTAGATAAAGATCCTGAAGTAATTTACAGTTGTGCTAACATAGGATATACAACTTCCAGTATGTTAGAAATTAGACTATGCGACGGTGATCAACTATGAAATTTAAAGGAAATTATAGCTGGTGGTTTACTCCTGACCTACTATCAAGGATGGAGCATGACGAATCGGGAGTTACAAAATTACACAGCGCAGGTCGCTGGGAAGGCCATCCTGCACTAAGTCAGTACATTGAAAAAATTAAAGTCTACGAAAAACACAAAGACAATACTTTTCAACAATACTTTAGAGTTTCAGATCCTTTTAGAGATGATCCTATTGATTTACCAGAGCTTCCAGAAACTCGAAATGAAATTTTCTGGTGGATTGTTAAATTAAAACCTGGGCAATATCAAACAGTCCATCAAGATCCACATCTGTATACTTCTATAAGACCTGTCAGATATACAATGTTCCTACAAGATTGGCAACCAGGACATATTTTTATCTACAATAACAAAACTATTTCTGATTATAAGGCAGGTGATCTCTTCGAATGGGATAGTCCGTTGATGGAACATGCTGTTATTAATACTAGTCATGTGATACGTTATTCATTACAAATCTCAATGCAAGATAAGATCGACGGTGAATTTTTAGTTCCTAATAAGGAAGCAGGATATTAATGGATTACATAGGTAACTACCGTTCTTGGATTACTCCTGAAATATTAAATCATTTAAGTTTAAATGATGGGGATCAGGTTCCTGTGTGGCAACCAGAACGCTGGACTGGTCATCCTTTATTAGAAGAATACAAAGAACGTGCAAGACCTGTGTATTCAAATAATGGTCCGGTATTTCATCAGTTCAATCCTAAGAGTAAAGATATGCAGGGATTCGAAGTTACACTTCCTGTACTTCCCAAAACTAGAAAAGTTACAGCATGGTGGTTTGTTAAACTTCTTCCCGGTGAACAACAGGCCATGCACATAGATCCTCATTTAATTGAAGTAAACAATCCTGTAAGGTATTCTTTATTTTTACAAGACTGGGAACCGGGTCACATATTTGTCTACGATAACACAATGCTTACTGGTTATAAAGCCGGAGACGTATATGAATGGTCAGACCCTATGTGCGTTCACGGAGTAATTAATACTTCAAACAATATACGATATACATTACAAATTACCTACTACGATGAAATATAAATTACACAACAACGGATGGACTGTGATTGTAGAAGACTTTGACGTAAAAGCTGCCACTCCTGCAGACATCGAACTCTTATCTAACCTTTGTGCAAATTATACCTGTGTAAAAATAAAGAATCAAAATCTTAGTATAGAAGATGAAATAAAATTTATAAAGATGTGGCCCGATCCACATAAATTATATGAACCAAATCATCCTCTATCAAAACGTTTTAATCTAGATCAAGAAGGTTACATACAAAGAGTCACCGGAGAAAAAAATGAAACCGGAGAACCGGGAGTAGCCGGGCACGACGAAGAAGGACTTTGGCACAACGAATCACCTCATGTTAGAGGAAAATCTAGCATAGCATATTTGTATGCTGTTCAAGGAACTAGCGGATCTATAACTGAATGGAATAATACTGTGTTGGCCTATAATGATTTAGATTCTTCTACAAAAGAAAAAATTAATAATCTACAAGGTATATTTTACGGCGGAGTAAATCATAGTGTTATGCGATCTCAAGAAAGTTTCGATAACAGAACTGTTTATGAGGACAAACCGGTTCCGTTAGTTTATAAAAATCATATCGGAAAAGTTGGGATACATCTGAGTATAGATCAGTTTGAACGATTTGTAGGAATGTCTAGAGAAGAAAGTTTAGAAATCGCGATTCCTTTGTTTAAGTTTATCACACAGGAAAAATATTGTTATCGCCACGATTGGGAAGATGGCGATGTATCAATTAGCGATCAATGGCTAGGTGTCCATAGAAGGCTAGCATTTTCAAAAATGTCTTCTAGACTAGTTCACCGAGCAACATTTAACTATCTATGATTGATAGTTTATCTGTTCATGTATTTTAATGAACGGAGAGCTCGACCCGCATAAAATTTTACAGGGTGACAGTGATCGTTCTTTCCACTTTTTTTGAACTAACTCTTGCCAGATACGTTGCTGCATTATTTGTTTGATTCCATGAATGTTTGCATCTAATTTACCGAAGCCTCCAAATTCTTCGATTAAATCAAATACTTCTAATTGTACTTCTCTAGCAAGGCCTGTGATGCTTGTGCTGTCTAAGAGATTATATTTTTCATATAACATCGTATCATAATTTGCATAAAGGAAAGAACCTATTATACAGCAGGGCATTAGGTAACCGTTCGCATCTATGTATAGTTCTTTAGATTCTAGTGCAAAACAACTAACATCAATTTGCCATTGTTTATAATCTTTTAAATCGACAAATTCAACAGGTTTAATATTACTACTGATAGGTTGTTCTATGTAGTGCGTTACGTTTCCTGTTTTATCAAGGACAGGAAATTTCTTTCCAAATCTTTTACTAGTCTTAACAAGGAATGATTCGAATCCTAGCTCGTTAGCAACACTGCGAGCTTCGTCGACCTGATGTTCGTTGTGTTTAAATTTAATGTACATCCAACGTGCTTTGCCGCCGGCATCCATAAATGCTTTAGCATTCTGAATAATTTTATGATAATCTGTGCCAATTCTATACAAAGCATGAGTATCGGCGAGCCCGTCTAAGGCAAATTCTATTATATGATTAGTTGGCATTGCAGCGGCAAGTTCTTTCCACCATGATAGATTTCTAGCACTTCCGTTGGTATGGATCTGAATGCCTGCGGTACTATTTTCTTTTACGTATTGACACATGTCAATTAGATCGTTATTTAGAATAGGATCCCCAAAGTCTCCACAAAAAATTACATTTTTAATTTGATCAAGAACTTCTGAATTAAAAATTTTCTTAAATTGATCTAAGGTCCAGTCATTGGGAATCAATGAAGGATTTTCGATTCCTCCATGTATATTTCTTAGACACATGGGACAGCTAGCCTGGCATCTATTTGTAATTTCGATTTGTACTTGTTCTAATTCGCTAAATGAAAACATTCGATATCCTAGATATGCAATTTTAAAGATTGTACCCAGTCCCTATGTTTAGCATCTATTAAAAAATGCATAGACACTCTTTTATTAGGACCAAATACATCTGTGGCATGCGGAAATTCTTTTAACAGAAGATAAGCATTTCCGGGATACTGAGTCACGTTATCTGCATCATCAAAATGCCATACTGCTCCTTGATCAGATATTATCGGAATAATAATTCTTATAGAATCGCTATCGTCTGTGTGCCTGTTATATTTCGTTCCTACAGGGTTAACTAATAACTCAAATACATCTACTTCGGGAAATATATCTATAATTTTTTTTGCTATTCCAAATTGCAACTCCTGTTGACGATCTAGTTTAGGATGGGCTACTCCGTTGTCGTAATATTTTATGTTCCACATCTTGACGCCCTTGGTCATTTCCCTAAATCTATTATTGCTTACTTCTAAACATTTTTCTTTAGTCCAACTAGTAAAAGGCTCTTTATAATCAACTGCCGCTAGAAACATTTGATATTGGGTATCTAAATTTTTGTTGTTGTTCGATGTTATGACCATCTCCTCGGGAGACAAATAATCTGTCATTTCATCTTTAGTCCACATTAGATCACTATGATCTCTCTTAAGAGTTTCATAATAATCTATCGCTTCTTGGATATCATAGGTTATGTTAGTCAACGGAATTAGCATATTAATATCCTAAGATGTGGAACATATATTTCTTTTTAAATCCACCATTGATTCCGTTGTGCCAATCTCTGTAATGTCCCCATTTAAGAATAGTTCCTTGAGGTTTATTATAGTAATATTCTTTTCCTAGTATAAAAACATGACCTACCTCCGGTTCGCTTATGAATACAGAATATCGTTTAATAGGTCCATTTTTTAAATATTCCTGTTCGTTATCGTCGATGTCATAATGATATCCGGTCATATATCCCGGCTCAACACAACTGATCCAGCTGCGTAAAGGAGTAATACTTAATTCGTTTGCTATCTGCGATTCTATATTTCCATAACTATAATAGTTTGTCCACTTCACGCTGGCTGTATTAAAGTTATTCGATTCCCAAAGATTTAACATTTCTGTATATTCAGGATTAGACATTTTCCATCTCGCAGGATCTACAGTAACAACACTGCCATCTGTTAAATTATCGATAACTGAATTCCAATCAATCATTGTTTAATCTCCTGTAAAATTCTGGAAATGGATTATCAGTTATCCATGTTTTACCGAGATGATTCAACATTGTTATTTCAAAAAATGTTTTAAAATTAATTACTCCTATGTTAGTTGCCTGATCAAATCTGCCGGTAGAATCTTTGCCTATCATTCCTTGTATTAATTTTCTTTCTATAAAAGGATTGGATTTTTCTATAACCGAATAAAAATCAATAGTCTTTATGATTCCGTTTTTGTTAATAAAAAAGCAATGAGGATACAATGCTAATTTGTAGTAGCCCATATCGTCTATGTCTTGTAAAATTTTAAAAATTTGTTCTTTCCAAGTCGGGCATTCGTTATCTAAATTTCTAGTAGGGTCATTTATGATAGCGTTTATAGATTCGTTATTCCATTCTAAGAATACGTGTTTACTTTCTAAATCTATTTTTTTAATTTCCGGAGTCCAGGGCTTGTCTTTAAAAATGTTGATATATTTTACTTCTCTTTCAAAAAAGAAATCTATTAATTCTTCATCTAAACTTTCATTGGTCTGATAAGGTTCGCTTAGATCCCATTTCATGCAAAGTGTATCGCCTATATTATTTTTCATAGGAGTGTATAACAGATTCGTAGTTTCTTTCTCTCCATCTTTTATTTTGTAGCAATAAGACCAATCACTCATAATAATTCAATCCTAAAGTCTGTTGGGAGTATTTTTTCTATATCTGTTAAATTTTCTTTTTCTATTTTAAATCTCACGTCATTATGTGCAAAATTAAAATCTGTTATTATTTGTTGTTTGTTTGCTTTGTTTAACCAAGGACTTATTGTGTCATCAAATATAAACCTCACACTATCTTTATCCGAACCCACGTATGACATTTTAATGCTAACAGGATTAGACAAATTATTTCTAGTCAATAGCTTTCTAACAACGAATTGAATTCTATTTGTGTATCCAAAATTTGCAGCACTGTGTCTCGATCCTGCATTCATCTCGTACCAATTGCCGTCGGCCGACAAGGGATACATTGTTTCGGTTTCTAAATTTATTAGGTATGCGTAATGGCTGCTAAGATTAAGATGATATCTGTCGTCAATATCACCGTGGCTCTGATAACAGGTTCCGTATTTTAAAATGATTATTCTTGCTTCGCCTACTGCAAAAGGTAACGTTGATAATAGTCTGTCCCAAACAGTATCTTTAAATTCCTGCTTAACTTCCCACGGGTCGTAGAAAAAACTACCAGTGGGCTCGTTGATAGATAATCTAAAATCGTCAGATGGTATATTACTAAGTGCTTCTTGTATTAATTCTCTAGATACTGTATAATTGAGTTTAGTAAGCATAAAAATATTTATATGCGTAGTTTATAGGTTAAATATTTCATGAGTTATTTCCACGACATAGAAGGCGTCCAAATTCCTTACAATCGTAATTGGAAAAACATAGGCATCGCTCTTAGTGGTGGTGCAGATTCTGCATTGTTGGCCTATCTACTGTGTGATCTAACTCGTGAAACCGATACTACTATTCATATCGTGAATCATGTTAGATGTTGGAAAACCAAACCGTGGCAACAACACGATGCCGATAAAGTATTCGGTTGGCTGTTTCAAAGATTCTATCATACCAAATTTAAAAGGCATACAAATTTTATTGCTCCGGAATTAGAATATGCTAACATGGGGCCAAATCTAGTTGACGAATACGGAAAACATGTAAGTGGAGATAATATACAGCAACGTGCCTATGCTGAATATATTTGTAAATCTCAAAATATAGATGCATACTATAATGCTGTAACTAAAAATCCTTTAGTTGATCTAGGTGGAATGTCTGAAAGAGATATAGAACCTAATAACAACAATAGACATTTAGAATATATGATACATATGGGAGTAGTAGCGAGTCATCCTTTTAGGTTCGTCGATAAGTCTTGGGTATTGAAACAATATAAAAGGCTTGACATCATGGATCTATTCAACCTTACTCGAAGCTGCGAAGGTGAGATAGATAATATAAATTATATGACATATACAAAAGGTCAAGAAGTTCCAATCTGCGGAACATGTTTTTGGTGTAAAGAGAGGGCGTGGGCAATTGAACAACATTAATCCTCCTACATTCTGTATGCATCCGTTTACTGGTCTTGCAACTAGAGAAGACGGAGCCATTCAGGTATGCTGTCGCAGTCATCCCATTGGATGGATACAAAATGAAACATTAGAAGAAATCTGGAACGGAGATAATATGAAACGTATCCGTAAGCAGGTTCTTACAGGATATCGTCCGCCAGAGTGCGAACCATGTTTTAGTTTAGAGGATCAGGGAGTAGAAAGTCTACGGCAGCGCCACGTTAAGGGCGAGATACCAGAAGCACGTATTAAGTTGTATCCACGAGCAACAGAATCCATGCGCAGCGATTTCACAATGCCGTTTGAAATTCCTACAATGGAATTAAAACTTAATAACCTGTGTAATTTAAAGTGTCGTATGTGCCATCCAGGAGATAGTACGAGCTGGAACGATTGGTCAGAGGTAAAAGATTTTTATAAAGACACAGGTAAAGTAATTTATAATCTAGTAGAAGACCATAACTTAGAGCGTAAGCCTCTATTAGATAAATTTGAAGATAATCCCAATTGGTGGTCTAGCTTAGAAAATAATTTACCGCATTTTCGTCGAGTAGAATTTGCAGGCGGTGAACCTTTAATGGATCCGCAACATTATCGCATATTAGATATGTTAGCACCATACGGTCATCAAATTGAAATTAAGTATGCTACTAACCTGAGTATGCTAGGAAAAAATAATCGAACTGTTTGGCAATATTGGCCTAAATTTAAATCAGTAGCAGTTAATGTAAGCATTGACGGTATCGGTACTAGTTATGAATACATACGAGGAAATGCTAGTTGGGCCGAACTTATCAACAACATCAAGCAAATACAAACTATACCAAACATCAGTCGTATAGTAGGTGCTGTTGCTGTTCAGGTCAGCAACATCATGATATTAGATAAAATGGTAGAATATTTCTTAGATGATCTAGGAATAGTATTCTATACAAATATGGTTAGATATCCCGATGTTTTATCTATACAAGTGATGCCTCGAGAACTTCAACTAGTGGCCATAGAAAGATTAGAAAAAGTTAAATCTCGTGTTAAAGATTTTAAACTAGTTAAAGAACATCCTATGTTAGAAAATTTAACCTACGGACAAATACAAGGAGTTATTAATTTCTTAAACTCAGAAAATGAAAGCCATCGCTGGCATGACTGTATTGAATTTAATCGCAGGTTAGATATGACTCGAGATCAATCATTTGTTGATGTGACACCGGAGTTTAGGCCCTATGTATAAGGTTACAAGTTCATGGCCGCACCAAGACCAAATTAAGATAGAATGGAATCTAGGTAAACGTTGTAACTACGATTGCAGTTATTGTCCTAGCAGTATTCATGATAATTTTAGTCCTCATACAAACATCAATGTTTTAGAATCTGCTGTAGACAGATTGTGCGAAATAGGTAAACCTTTACGCATTAGTCTAACCGGAGGTGAGCCCTGTGTACATCCGGACATCGAAGATTTGTTTGATTACCTAAAACGTAAAAATGTGTTCTGGGTTAATGTTACAACAAATGGCACTAGGGGATATCGTTGGTATTTAGATAACGAAATGTATTTTAATCATCTCGTTTTCAGTCTACACTTTGAACACGATTACACAAGAATCGTCGACACGATATTAAAATTTTATGATAGCACAGAACGTGATTTCTTTGTTAATGTAATGGCTCATCACAGTTATATGCCTAAGGTAAAAACTGTGGTTAACAAATTTAACGAAATAGGTATTAAGTATGCTGTTCGTAGAATACGATGGACCGAGGGAGATCATAACGTATTCGACGACCTTAGATACGACGGAAAAGATCTACAATGGATATTAGATCATGAGTCAACCGCAAAACCAAATACTGTGATTCATAATCATAACGAAGAACCTGTTTATTTTCATGCCAACGATGTTATTAAGAAACATCTAAATCAATTCAAGGGATGGACATGTAACGCCGGTCTCGAAAGCCTCATGATTAATTGGAATGGGGAAGTGCATCGTGCTACCTGTAGGGTAGGTGGTAGCCTAGGCAACATATACCAAGGTACGTTTGTTGCTCCTAGCGATCCAGTTATATGCACACGAGACTGGTGTACATGTGCCGCTGATATACCGTTAACTAAGTTTAACCTTTGATATATGTGTCTCTGGTGTGCAAAGACAATTATACTTTGTGCAGATTGCAGGAACAGGATTTAAATTAAATTTTTTTGAAAAGTCAGAATCTAATATGTTGTAATCGTAGTCTAATCCAAATAGGTGTTCGTTGCATGAACCTTTGATATCTCCTTTCCAATCAATGAAGATACCTTCAATGCCTATATTACAACTCCAACCTTTAAAGTTATTCCAATTTTTATTAATATAAGTTTCTGATTTTGCTTTGATCGTAGTACCATCTTCTAAGGTAGCCACGCTTTCATACAATCTAATTTCACCAGAGGTGATCAAATGTCTATTTTTCCAGAACCACCACGGTCCCGGAATCCGTCTTAGACCTTTACTGAGATACTTCTTTTGATCTTGTGTATACTTTAAATCTTCTGCGTTGACAACTCTAATGCCTGCTAGGTCGGATACTTCCGGTTCGATAACTTCACCAACCATTATTAAGAATCTGTTTCTGCTATTTGTTTTTAGATATTCAACTGCGGCGACACATTCGTCCCAACATTCTAAATCCATTAACACCTTAACAGTAATCTTCTTACCAAAGTCATACATGGTATCAGCAACAGCTATCGTATGATCTAATTTACCCTGTGCAACATGATGTGTTAAATGTACATTATCAAACATGTGCCCGTGTTCTTTCCACCAACGAAGTGTTCTAGAACCGTTAGTGATCAAAGACACATATACTTCGTTTTCTTTTTTAATACGTTCGATGAACACATCTAAATCTTTCCATAGAGTAGGCTCTCCTCCTGCAATTTTTAAATGTGTTCTGGTCTTACCTAACTTTTCTTTGTATTCTTTTAATAAAAAATTAAAATTGTTAACGATTAAATCAAGATCTTTTGGACTAGTATACTCTCCTGTATTACTGTTAGGAAAGCAATATCGGCATTTAAAATTGCAAACATTGTTAGGAGTCCAACGAATATCTAATAAGTTTTCTCGTTGAGTTGACACTATCTTAATAGGTTTCAAAGTATATCTCCTAACTCCGGAAATGTTGTTGATGCATTTAAACTTCTGATATTATCTAAATTGTTAAAATAATCTTTAAAGTCTGGAAGCATATAACTGTGATCTTCTGCTTCGATAAATTTTAATATGGCTTCCCAACGTGCCCAGCCGTAAGGATTATTGACCCAGAAGTCATCGTCTTGTCTATAGTTGTCCCATAGCCATTGTTTAAATTCCATAAACTTTTTACGAATACGTTCTTTATGTTCCTTAGGAAGAATACGTGCAGATAAAAATGTAGGAATGAATAACAGGTGCATACTGAATATTCCGCCACCTGCTTGATACTCTGATAGATAATGTTTATTGACTTTTTTAAAATTTTGTCCTAAAACAAATTTAGCAAAGTCAGGTAAATGCTCTGCATTCAATGCCTGGACTGCTACTTCAATACTAGAAGAAATATTATCGGGTGTTTCGTCTAAGCGTTTCAACACACGGATTACATCATTCCATTCTGTAGGATAACGAATATAGTAATTACGATCACCCTCGGCATCAATGCTAACATTAAACTTTACGTGTTTAAAATTAGTCCACAACTCTATCATTTTTTCTGTTAACAATATACCATTAGAGTTATATCTTAGACTTATTTCTTTTGCATATCCTCTAGCAATAATTTCTTCTAAGAATCTTTGATGTTCTTTAATCATCAAAGGCTCGCCGCCTGCAAAGTATAGTTTCTTTATGTTTGGAATCTGTGCAAATATATCGTCCCAGAATTCTGGCTTTTCATACCAGTAATTGTTAAATTCGTTTCCGTCCCAATTAATTTGTTTTAATACGATAGGACTTTTAACTGATGACATAACCTTGTCATAATCTTGTACCCAACGGCTGCTGTCATGAGGACTACACATAACGCATTTCAAATTGCAGGTATGACCTAATCTTAGATCCAGGTATCTAATTACAGGAGGAACTGTTCCGTCCTCTGCTGTTTCATCGATGACCTTATTAAAGTCAAAGCCATCATTGTTCCAATCGTACATTTCCCACAAACGTTTACTAACAACGCCGTTGCTTTCTTCTTCAAAACATTTTGTACAACTTGCAGGAACTTTTCCATCTAGCATCGTTAATCTTACATTCTTCATGTACTCATTATTAAATGCTTCAACGGGTGTATCTACTCCGAAGTTAGCTGGTCGTCCATTTTCTTTTCTAACGAGGCCAACTGCATGGTCGCCCGTTTGAGCACCGCTGGCATTAGCTACACAGCATAATCTGCAATCTCCATTTGGTCTGGTAGCCATATGCACCCATGGCAAAACACAGAACGTAGGAGAACCTGTACGTTCTTCAATTAACTTAATGTAGCTTTTGATCTTTTCACTCATTTTCTAAATATCTTATTAATGGGCTAACACCGACTGGTTGATTATCTTTTAATGCTAGATATATAGCCTTAGTAGGTGTTAGCTCAAAATCTTTACAAACTTTATAGTATCTATCTTTGTGTGTATTCCAAAGATAATCTACTTCTATATTTCGAATAAAGTGAAGACCGATCATAGCAGTAGCACGTAGGTTCATGTTAAAGTCATTCATGATTGTAATACTATCTGCTTCAGTGTCTTTAGTCCAACGTAAGCCTATTCTGTTCCAACCTAAACCAAGACCTTTACTAAGGCTGATGCCAACGGATCTAATAACTTCATTACTAAAATCAAAATTAATATCCCTGCAGCAACTGATCCAAGCACCATCAATATGCACTTTAATATTTTTAAGTTTGCATTCATATAGTATTTCCTCCATGTCTTGATGTGGAGCACCAATGCTAGGAAACGGCATTGCTACGATTAAAGGAATATCTGGAATCAGCGAGCCCACATCCTTAACATACGCTAATCCTAATCTTTGGTGGTATCTATAATCACCGCGAAGTACTTGCACAGGTCCCTGCATATACAGGTTGTCGATAAACTGAGTGCAACCATTTATAATGTCTAAACGTGTAAAGGTATCTAATCCGGTTAAATGATTTACTCTACTTTTTAATAACCACCCTGGCATTTCTTTTTTAAATTCGTCGTAGACTAAATCAAACTTAGAATTAATTTTTCCAGACATTACATCTTGTATTGTCTTTTCTAAAAGATTGTCCGACAATGGTTGTGGTCGTTCTATTTCTAAATAGTCTGCAGAGTATTCAGGAGCAATTTTTATTCGCATACGAATTGATCCTTTGGTTTAGAAAAACTAGTGTTGACACTACAGGTTCTAGCACAAACAATTAGTTTGTTTATGTTCCAATAATCATGCCAAACAGTTTGATATTCGTTACTGTTGATAATGTCTTTTATAGATCTATCTATCGTATTAGTATTTCCTAATTTTTTTACAAGTTCTAGATGCTGTTGTTTAGTTTCTTTCTGTACTTCGAATTCTAAATTTCCAGAACTATAAGGTACATTGCCTAACCAACAACACGGATATAAATTTTTGTAAGCATCTATATACACTTCTTTATTTTTTTGGACTTCGCAACTTATGACAGAACTATCAACTATCTGTTTATAAGAATCTATTATTTTTCTATCGATAAACTTCAGAGGAGTTTCAGTTGAAGGTTCAATGACGTGTGTTAAGTTTCCGTTTCTATCCAATACTTTTACAAAAGGTTCTACAATGAAACGTCTACTATTTTTTAATGTAAATTTAGAAAACCCTAATTTGTTAGCTCTACGTCTTGCTTCGTCTACCTGATGTTCGTTGTGTTTAAATTTAATAAACACCCATTCGGCATTACCGCCTGCTAGAATAAAAGCACGAGCATTTTCAACAACATCGTCATAGGTCGTTCCTACCCTATACAGCTGATGAGTATCTTCTAACCCGTCTATGGCGAACATCACTGAATGATTTTTTGGAAGTGCGTGAGCTAATAGTGTCCACCATGCTTTGCTTCTTGCGCCACCGTTTGTATGAATAGCGACTCGAACATCTGGAGATACTTCTGTTGTATACCTACACATTTCAATAAGGTCATTATTAATGATCGGATCACCAAAGTTTCCGCAGAAATAATAACTCTTAATTTGTTTCAATACTTCTTCAGACATTATGGTCTTAAAGTCGCCTAGTGTCCAATTCTGTATTTTAATTAATGGATTCTCTAATCCGCTGTTAATGTTTCTTGTACACATAGGACAAGACGCCTGACAATTATTTGTAATCTCTAAATGGATTTGTTCTAATTGATCAAACTTAAACACTGGGACTCCAACTTAACTTTTTGTTAATATAATTTTGTAGAATGTCATTATATTTTTGATCAGCTGTATCAATATCACTTAATCTAATATCGTATACATCTTCATAGACATCTGTTTGGTAATACGGAAATAACCTATCTGATAGAAAAGGGTTACAGCCTCTAAGACCCTTAAATCCGTTTTCAGAATAAAAATCACTTACTAGTTGCTGAGCCTGATACCAATCCATATTGTTGTGTTTCCATATCACAACATCGTTTCTAGTCGAACCAACGCCGCCTCCACGTGGGGTTGTAGATTTAAATATTACATTTCCGTTATTATCTTTAGAAACTTCATATCCGGGATTCTGCCTAGAATCTAATTTAATTAGACCATTGCTAACTAATTCTTTAGTAAAACGACTTTGGTTAGTTAATGTTTCATCATAATCTGGAACTTCTAGTATATGTGCGCTGGCGCTTTGTCTTAACCAATATGTGTTGAGCCATTGCAACGAGTCGTTCCATGATTCGGTACTTTCACCCGGGATACCACAGATCATTTGTATGTTTGCCCTATAACGTCTAGGTGCATGTATGTCTGTGTATGCTTGAAATTCTAGCAGACCTTCTTTAAGTTTATCTGGATCCATGCCCTTGCGTACAAGTCGACCTGCTTCTTTGTTAAAAGTTTCAATGCCCATGCTGTGGCCAAGGAATCCTAATCTAATATAAGTGTCCCAATGCTCTCGATGTTTAACAACTAGGTCGCCGCGAGCAAAACCACATATCCACGGATTGTATCCTAGCTCGTCTACTGCGTCTGCATACTTTTGCAATTTCTCTGGACGGTCATTAAATGTTTCATCCATTACCCGCCAATTCTTAATACCCCACTTTTCATAGCCTGTCTGCATCTGACGTTTAAATTCTTCTTTGCTCACACTTACGTCTTTAGCTTGTCCTATAATAGGAAAGTTACAGTAAGAACAACTAAACATACAACCACGTGCAGTTTCTATCTGAGGACATTCATAGGGACTCATGAAATCACGTTCTTCGTAATCTACTAGATAACTGTCTAACGGAGCACTAGGATAATGATAAAGTCCTCTAATAACTTTCTTTGAACCGAAGAATGCGGGATCAGTTAGTAAAGGTGCGCCTAATGTTCCAATAAGGTGTCTGCAAAGAGAAAGAACAGCGTTCTCTCCATAACTGTCAACCCAATAATCTACACCAACAGCAGGAGTTACCAATGCATTATTTCCACCCACTACCACAGGAATGGTTGGATATTCTGTTTTAAGCCACGCTATAAATTCATTCATATAGGGGCTCCACGGATTTAAAAATGCAGTTCCAAAACAAAACATCACAGTTTTATTCGAGACACGACTTCTAACAAGTTCTTGAAGTTCTATTAGTTTCCAAAAAGAAGCAAAATCAATTACTTCGGCATCCCAATCGTTCATTCGCAAAAAGGTAGCGACTCTATGAGACCATAGAGCTCGTTCCCATCGTTTACCGGATAATGAAAAAAATAAAACGTGATGCTTCATGATAAAATTGGTATGATTTTTCTTTTAGGCATATTAACTTCAAATATACACCAACAACGATCAGTTGTACAAATAGAACTGGTAATAGATGGGTTGAACTGTTCTTTAAAATTTAGATCAAAAATATTATAAGTTTTTCCATCTTTGTATAAACCATTTCTACAAATTCCAGAAACTGTTCCGTCTGCATGAACGGCAATCCAATCTACTCCAACATTACAGTCCCAACCTTTAAATTCGTTGTTTCTTTGAGAAAGTAAATCATTAAATCCGTAGGATTGTTCTTTTCCGTTAACATCAACACCTTTTACAAAATGTCTATGAGACATCGGTGCTATGACAAATTTTTTGTCTTTGTTTGACGACCTTGCGTTTACTTTATTGAGTAACTCATCTTGGTCTTTGTTATATCTTCTATGTATATCAAATTGGATTTCTTTGTAATTTATATCCCAAACATTTTTGCTGTTTTTCAACGCTTCAACTATGTCGGCGCATGTTTCCCATTTAAAGGGATCCATGAATACATTTACCTCAACTTCTACTTTTTTGTCGTATAAAAAATCTGCTACATCGATTATATGTTTAGGATTTGAAAATTCATGATGAACACTTATATGAACAATGTCTAACCATCCAACAGATTCTTCCCACCAATCTATATTTTTAGAAGCATTTGTTGTTAATATGATTACACAGTTATAATTTTCTTTTAAAAATTTAGAAAGGTCGACGAATCTCTTCCAAAAAATAATTTCGCCACCTAATAAATGAATAGCAAATTTTTTCTTATCTGTATGTGTTTGATAATAATCCAACAAATGAGAAAGATTAGAAATCAACAGATCGTAGTCCGGCCACTTTATACTGCCGTCGTTGTACCCCGGAAAACAATACCAACATTTAAAATTGCAGATATTTCCGATAGTTAGTTCGACCCACAATGTTTCTGGATCCCATCCGTCTTGTTTTATTTCAATTAATTCCATTTTATCAATAATATGATTACATATTATTTTTTTCCTATAATCATAAACCGCTTATACAATGGTAGTTCTAGTTCACCTGCCCATAACACACTAACATGGCATTGTTGTTTAAATTCTTCTAGGTCATTGGCTATTCTAACGTGCTCTGGAATGTTATAATTGTTGCTCTGTAGTACCAATAACCTATCATGAGGAAGACCAGTCAGCCATAGATCATATTGTTCTTGTGTTATGTGTTCGCAGCTAGTATTGATAACAACATCAGCATTACTGCTAACGGTACACATATCAGATGTTACTGCCTGAAATTTTCCCACCATCTCTTCTATCTTGTTCATATTGATAGCGATTGGTTCGCAATTAGGATCTATGTCTATGCTACGAATATTAAGAATAGGAACATCGCTCTGGAACAGCATACTAGCCAATACTCCTACCCAACCTCCATGAATATCTACAGTAACAAACTTGTTAACGTGCTTACGTAGATTTGTGATCAACCACTCTTTGCTTTTAAGTTGCCCCGACCAGAATGCGTCCATAGTACGCATAGGATCCGGACTTTGGCGTATTGCCTGCATCCAGTGATGTAAATGTTCTGTATCTATTTGCATTTTGGTATCTTACTGTCTGCTGAACTAACACAACTAGGTGTGATACATTTTTTAGGTTCAGCGAACAAATTAAATCCTGTTAAAATATTTCCTAACGGCTGATCGTGGCAGCTATAAGAACGCTTAACTTCGTTGCCTCTTATTATAACACTTTGATATCCAGAATTACAAGACCATTCCTGAAATTTATTGAATCCAAAAGTATTAAATCGTTCTGCCTGGTCAAACAAATATTCTCTACCTTCTGTGTCGTATAACGCTATTTGATAAACTTCTTCTCCAAATGATTCCTGAGGAAATCCTGTTTGCATAAGATTAATCATATCTTCTGTGTAGCCATCTACAATAAAACTGGCTGTAGGATCACTTTGTGGTTTAAGAGTAACATTAATACCCCTCTTATGAAATCGTTGGCACTGTTCATATGTTTCGTAAAATTTTTCCGGAACCATAACCTGATTGATAGTCACGTGTACATATTCATTTAACAGTTGCAGACACTTGTCTCCAAACTCTGTCTCTTTGGCAAATTCCTCGTGAAAACTAGCAGTAATACTTCTTCTTTGCAATAAGCTAGTATTGTTACACCATGTTTTCCACCAACTACTACCGGGACTCAAATTAGTAGTCATGTGAACACTTTGGTAAGGACTTTCCTGTTCGTCGAGGTGTTTGATGAGATCATTTAAATGTTTGTAAGCGGTTGGTTCGCCGCCACTAAAGCTCCAGTGGAATTCTGTGAATCCATTTTGTCTAGCCTGTCTTTTGATTTCGTTGATAGTAGATTTGTAAGTTTCTAAACTTTCGTGATCAGGTTTGTCTGACCTTGCATATGGCCAACAATAACTACATTTGTAGTTGCAGAACCTACCTAGGATCCAACTTACGGCAAACAAGGGTTTGGTTAACATTGTTCGTTGACCAAATCGAACTATGTTTTGAAATGGAATTTCTTGAAAATTGGTAGACATAATATGCTACTATTTAATCACTAAGGGGTTGTGTTTCAACAAACAAGGTTATATAATACACTTGTGGTCGTGAGTGGAATTGGCAGACCTGCCGCTTCTTCCGAAAGGAAAAGCTGGTGATGGGGCGCAGTCTTAGACGCAGCCTTTGTAGGTTCGAAACCTACCGACCACACCAATTATTATAAGGAAATAATATATGTCAACAGTAGAACAATTAAAATCACAGTTTGAAGAGTTTCTAGCAGAAGATGCTAAATTTACATCAGGCAACGGCGCAGCAGGTACTCGTGCTCGTAAGGCATTACAAGAGGTAGCCAAACTAGTAAAGGCTCGTCGTAATGAAATCACCGAAGAAAAGAACGCCCGCAAAGAAGCCAAAGCAGCAGGCAAGTAATATGTCCGATCAAGACAACACAGTTGTTCTTGGTTCAGGTTACGGCGCTGGCACCAGTTATTCTATAGGTGGTGCCGGCGTTGATACTATTACTTTAGATCCTTCTACATGGACGACTAGTTCGGTGACCTTACCTACTAATGGTTATACACTATCGTCAGGAACTTCTAGCACTGTTAGTTGGACATCTAGTCAATATTATCAACCTTCTAATGTACATATTGATGCTGACGGACTGACTATGAAAGAAGGTGCTGATATAAAGATAGGCGGGAAAAGTTTAACCGAAGCTATAGAAAAAATCGAAGAGCGTCTAGGCATTCTTAAACCCAATCCCGAACTAGAAGGTCGTTGGGAAAAACTTAAAGAACTTAGGCAACAATATATAGAGCTAGAAAAAGATCTTCTCGAAAAAGAGAAGTTAATGAAGATATTAAAGGAATCATAATGGATGTTCGACTCGTATCCTATTCACAACCAACAAAAGAATTTGCAGACTTGGGCATCGATGATGCACAGGAACTCATCGCGTACTGCGCCCGTGTCAGCAATCCAAGCAATCAATTTAACTCCGAAACATCAGAGAAACTTATTCGATACCTGGTCAAACACGCCCACTGGAGCCCCCTTGAAATGGTATCAGCGTGTGTGGAAATCACCACCACCAGAGATATCGCAAGACAAATTCTTCGACACAGAAGTTTTTCCTTCCAGGAATTTAGTCAACGATACGCTGACCCTACAAAAGATCTTAACTTCGTCACTAGAGAAGCACGATTGCAGGACACAAAAAACAGACAGAATTCTGTCGAATTGGACCTGGCAGACCCTGAGCAGAGAGAGCTTGCACGTTTATGGGAAGAAAAACAACAGGCTGTTATTAGAGCCTCTCGTGAAGCCTACACTTGGGCTGTCACGAACGGCATAGCAAAAGAACAGGCTCGCTCAGTACTACCAGAAGGCAATATCGAAAGCAAACTGTATATGAACGGTACACTGCGTTCGTGGGTACACTTCATTGAACTACGTTCAGGTAACGGTACACAAAAAGAACATCAGCTAGTTGCTCTAGCCTGTGCTAAGGCCATCGCTGCTATATTTCCTATGACGGAAAGTCTAGTGTCACATGAATGAAGAACTAAAAGATTTTTGTGAAAACTACGAGGTCCGTGTCCTAAACGATCAAAAGCGTAGGGCACGGTATCATCCTCCTAAGTTCTTTACAGATCCAGAACGTGCTGATATCATAAGAAACGATGTTATTGAGTACGAAACTGAAAGAGTGTTTACTATGGAAATCCCTGAAGGTCGTCTAAGGGCTCTAATTGAACTCGAACGACGTTTCTTTAGGATGCAACGGCACAGTCAGGGCGAAGTTGATATGTTCCAAATCCTAATGGAAAAGGAACGAGAAGAGTCATACTATCGTAATACAAATCCTGCTGTCCAAAAAGCCTATGAGCAGTATTCAATCATGCTCAATCTAGCAGGCTACCAAAGAAAATTTTGAGTCGTTTTTGAATCATATTGACAGGTTTTTAAATTTCTAGTATAATTAAAGTGTTCGACAGAAAGAAAATTATATGAGAAATTATTGGACTTGTTCAAAATTTGCGGATTGGATCCGCGGCACCACTAAGCTTCAGTGCGGTACAGGCAAGGAGTGGTCTGAATGGGAAAAGGCTGCTAAAGCCAAGTACCCCATTCGTTGGTGGCTGGCTGAAGAAGGATTGGATTATATCCAAAACGTTTGGTGTTGGATACCAGAAAGGATCGATAATGTTCGATATTATATCAACAATCGCTTTATTACTCGCACTCATTGTCTTTCTGCTCACCCTCGCGATATCCACCGTGGCACTTGGTGCGATGTTGGGAATCGATTCCTGCCATGCCTTTTTAACGAACTTGTTGAATTCGTTGAAATAGAACAGGCGTGGCATCACTGTCTTTGGGACGAAGCTGCCCGTAAAAAGTATAATTACCCTTGGTGGCGCCGTTGGTATCGTCAATGGCGTTGTCCGGAAGCAGGCATCGAACACTTAAAATGGGCGATGACTTTGACCAACAAAGACTTTATCGAAGAAGGTCAAACTCCTGAACCTACCTATCAGGCCAAAGCTGCCCGAGAAATCCTAGAACTCTACACTTGGTGGAAAGAAGTTTATCCAAATCGTCCCGATGTACACGATGCCAGCGGGTGGACTGCCTACTGCAATATGCGCAGAGAAAAGGGCTATCATCTTCTAGATATGGAAGATAAGACTTCAGAAGAAGCCGAAATGTGCCGCACAGCTCTTGACAAGAGCCGTGAGTTGGAAGCACAATATGATAAAGAGGACGAAGAAATGATGATTCGTCTTATTAAGGTTCGTCAATCACTATGGACATAAAATGAAATCTTCTGCTTTTAGAACTTGGGTTCGAGAACTTTGGTATGAAAATTGTGAAGAACATTTTCAAACTAATATTCCTAAGTACACCTACGAAGAATATTTTAGTAAATTTAAGTGGTGGCTTAAAAGAGAGTATAAACATCAAAGGACCAGAGATGCTGTTTGAAGAAGGCAAAGGTGTAGAAGACCTATACGAAAAATATATGGCCTTTAACCGTATTATGTTGGAAGAACACAGTGCGTTAGAAATAGCATCAATCCTAGTAATCCAAGGACTAACTTTTTATAAAACAATCATGGACGAAGAAGATTATCAAAAGATAGTCCAAAGCATCTACGATAAACGAGATCAGGTAAAAACACTATGACTAAAAAATTACAAGACCTTACAGCAGACGAAGTTAAAGAACTTAAGATCCAGTTCGCTCCCGGTTGCTTTGACAATTTCGAAGGTACCCAAGAAGAACTCGACGAACTAGTTGCACAGATCAAAGAAATGTTTCAAAGCGGCGAGTTTCAAAAGAATGCTCGTCCTCTGGACCTAGATGATCTCGATGAAGACGACATCGAGATGTTAGAACGATTAGATCAACAAGAACAAAACGCAAAAGGTAGAACTCTACAATGAAATTGCAAACACCTGCAGAAGGTATTCTAAAAAGCAACGACTGGGGAGATTCCAAGTCTTACCACGTTGTATGTGATTGTGGACAACCCGATCACTCACACAATCTGTGGGTAGAAGCAGAGGACACAGGCATCACTGTAACAATTTATGCTGATGTAAAAAGCCCTTGGTGGTCAATAAATCGGTTTAAACAAATTTGGACATTGCTAACCAAAGGTTACTTACAGCATGAAACAGTTCTGACAATGAACGAGCAGACAGCTCTTAACTATGCAGAAACTTTAAAAAAGGCAATCGAAGATTCAAAGGCATTCCGTAAACAACGTCTGGAGAAGAAAAATGGCTAATTGGAAAGTATCAACCTACTATAAAAAGTCCTGTGAAGAACACGAGCTCTATGTCAAAGATGGCATGACTATCCGTCGCAAGACTGGTTTCCGTTGGGCTAGTTTTTATGTAGAGACCACTGATGATAATCCGCCAGAGTTTGAATTCGAATTCGTTCCAGGTGGCGATGGTAAGAAAGACAGTGTTAATATGTACAGCCTGTCTGGACCAAATATCGAGAGCTCAGAGCTAGAAGGCATGAATGACGGCTGCTGGGAAGATTGGGAATGGCCCGAGGATATGGACGAAGAAGAGATTGAACGTCTAGAGGAACTCATCGCCGAGGAAGGTGCCTACGAAGTCCTAGAAGACCAAGAAGGTTGGATGCTCGACGAAAGCGAAGCTTGGTGCTGGGGTCCTATTGTTATTGAAGATGCCGATGGCAATCAAGTTAAGATTGTTGTTGCAGACGAAGATGGTAACTGTGTAGAATTCAAGGAAGAATAATGGAAAAGCTCTATCGCATCACTCCGTTAGAAAAGAAATCTGTTGAATATTTTGTTGACGTATTCGAGCGTATGCCCGACGGAACTATTCGAGGTTTTGATGTAACTGAAATATGGCGATGGGGACAGGCCTTCCGAGAAGAAGACGAACCTGTATGGAAAACTGAAACAGATCGTGTGCATTGTAATCCGCAGGTAGGTTGGGGCTGTGAGCTAGACGATCTCTGCGGTGTTTATGTAAACTTCGGTGATGGATTTACAGAAGAAGAAAAAGAAGATATCGAAGCTATACTACGTGGCGAAAAGGAAGATGACGAAGGACGTTGGGGCACTGCGTGGCTCTACGACGGAGACCACAATTGGGAAATTGAGGACGATCACGTGGCTATCCTAGGACCAGTTAAGATCGATCTAGTCGATGCCAACGGCTACGGTGATACTGCTGTTATAGAAGAAAACGTAGAACCTTACGACCATGAAAAAGATCAGCAAGAGTCCTGAAAGAATGACTTTCCAAAAAGAGGGTTATGTTGAACGGTGCGAAGAAAAAGGTGAAGAACCTAATCCCGATTATCTAGAAATGTTTGAGAAACATCTCAAACAATACGATCAAAGATTTGATGATCCCGAAAGCAGAATAAACAATATGGAGTACGATCTCCTAACCACTGATTGGGTTTTGGAGAAAGTTCGTTCGTCCGAAATCTATGCCCAAAACTTATATGCGGCTATGTGTAATAACGGATTTATTAGATTGGAAGTTATTCCTGTGCTTAAACAAGAGGAATGGAGTTGCTCTTGGCGCTATGCCGGAGGCATAATCGCAGACATGCGACAGGAAGGTGACTATATAGATTGGTACTGTTCTGGCATCCGTGGCGGTATGAGCTACGACGAAGAACTTGCAGTTGATCTAGTACCAGAAGGTTGCATCACCGACGAGATTCGGAATGATCTCCAACGTCTTGGCTGGGCAGTGGCGCCCGGTGGAGATTGGGAAAAATTTGTTTAACTTAGGAGATTAATAATTTATCATGACCTGGGAACTTTACGAGGTCTGGGGCGTGGACGAATCGTTCCACGAAGAGCTGTTAGAAACAACCAGCAGTAAGAAAGAAGCATACGAAATTGCCGAAGCCAATTTAGGCCTAGGATATCTTCAAACTATAGTATACAGAGAAAATGAAGAAGGCGATTTGGTTGAGATAGATCGGTTTGAACAAGGTTGACAAAATGATCTTTTGGCCGTATAATATAAGTATTGTTAAACAGTTAGGAGTGAATCTAAATGGCAACTAAACTCAAAAAAGCAGCTATCGCTATTCGTCAGAATAAAGGGCGTGATCTAAGTCCAAAGTGGGACGATCACGAATCGATGACTGCTGAACAGTTTAATAAACACTTCCGAGTTTCTATGGAGTGGTACCGTTTGGAAAGCTCTGGTAAAGAACTCAAGCCCAAAGTCATTAATTGGATGAGCAGCCAGAATTATCCTAAGGATGTTATCAAAGCATTCAAGGATACCAAAGATAATCGCTGTTCTGTAACTGTTGGTGCAGTTGCGGCCAATCTCCTTAAAGGTATGCCTGCTCAACGTGCAGACTTTAACGAAGGTCGTAGTACCGCAGAATGGTTGAGCAAATCAATTGCTAAGATTATTGAAGAAGGCAAGGATGACGAGCAAGAGCCCGAAGACAGTCAAGAAGTTAAACCCGCTGTCCAACTGCCTAGCATCCAGGATCGTGTTCGTGAAGCTTCTTATAAGATGACTGAAGAAATCGAAGATGCTATCGAATCGTTTGCTACAGATCCAGAATCCTTTGATCCTAAAGTATTTAAGGTACTTAACCTTCTTAAAGGAAAACAGGCTAAAGCCGCACACGCTCGTATTATCAAAGACGTTTACAAGCGTCAGTATGATGAATACCTTGAGCTTCAAGAAGGCAAGTGCGATCAGCTCAAAGAAGGTTACAGCCATTTGAGCAAAGCACAGGTCAAGAAGATCGTAGCTTTCTATAATGATATTCTTACTGCCTGTGACATGCTCATGCAGGAAGCTAAGGTTAACAAGAAGCCACGTGCTCGCAAAGCTGTACCTGCTGAGAAGATCGTAGGCAAGCTCAAGTACATGAAAACCGAGCAGACTCTAAAACTAGTGTCTATTAATCCTACGGACATTATTGGTGCTAAAGAGCTTTGGATCTACAATACCAAAACTCGTAAGTTGGGCAAATATGTTGCTGGTGAGTTTAACGAGCTCGGAGTTAAAGGTACTACGATCACTGGCTACGACACGATCAAGAGCGTACAAAAGACTCTGCGTAAGCCAGAAGAACAACTCAAAGCATTTAAAGATGCAGGTAAAGTTGCTCTGCGTAAGTTCCTAGAGGACATTAAAGCAGTAGATATTAAGCTCAACGGACGTATCAACGAAGATACTATCCTACTTAAAGTACAATAACAAAGTAAATACTCAGTAAAAGCAGGCTTCGGCCTGCTTTTTTGTTGGCGGATAAATACAATACTATGAGCAATATCAACCAAATCCTAGCCGCATTAGCTGACGAAATCCAAGGAATAGCCCAGCGAGGTGCTCCCGATGCTAAAGAAATAGCACGTAAATTACCTCTTAGATCCCTAACAGGAGATCATATCAACGGCGGTACTATTACTAATTTTGCCAGTACCGGTATCAAAGATACAGCATCAAAAACACAGTTAACCTTAGACGAATTTGGCGTACACGCAAAAAATCTTTTTGTAGAAAACTTAGATAATCTAACAGTAAACGGCACCCTAAAAACTAAGATATTAGAAGTAGAAGAAATCAAAGCCGACATTAAGTTTGAAAAAGATGTTCCTATATCGTTCGGCGGAGATGTTCTCGACGGCAAAGGTCTGCTATGGTCCGGAAAAGGTTACACCAAGCAATTAGTTTATTTTAGTAATCCAGATAGAATTTTTGTGTCTGAAAATTTAGATTTAGGCAAAGGCAAAAGTATAACCGTCAATAATGTTAAACTCATAGATGAACAAGAATTAGGTCCTACTATTACAAAAAGTAATCTAAAACAGGTAGGAAGACTACAAGGATTAATCGTAGACGGTGATGTATCTATAAGTCAATACGTTTCATTTAGATCAGATACAAACAGACTAGGGCTAGGTACAGAAGATCCGAATGCCGCACTCAGTATTGTAGAAGGCGATGTAGAACTTATACTCGGATCTAAAGATACAGTAAAAGGATTTATCGGAACCTATGCCAGTCATAATTTAGAAATTGGCACAGATAACACAGCTAGAATTATCATTAGCTCTAGCGGAAATATTAATTTAGGTAATCCCAAGATAGCTCCTGTGCAGGTATCTGTACACGGAAAATTATCTATAAGAGTTTCAACACCGGATCCCGAAGTAGACCTTCATGTAAACGGTCCAGTGAGATTCAGTAACAAACTACAAACCGTAGGAGAAACATATCCTACTAGTGGAGCATATAATTCAGGCGATATAGTGTGGAATTCAAATCCGAGAATTAATCAGTATGTGGGTTGGATTTGTGTACAGGCAGGAGCTCCTGGCTTATGGGAACCGTTTGGTAAGATTGGAAACTCATAATATGTCTAAAATTGAACAATTAGCAACACTAATAAAAGAATTACACGAAGAAAGTTCTTCCATTACAGGAAGTGTTCCCTATATTAAAATCGAAGGCGACATCGAAGGGAAAGGAATTCTTTGGGCCGGACAAGGATATAATAAACAACTAGTTTACTTTAGTAAACCAGATAGAATATTTTTATCAGAAAATCTCGACCTAGCAAAAGGTAAAAGCATTTCTGTAAACGGTATCAAATTACTCGATGATCAAGAACTAGGACCAACAGTTACAAAAAGTAATCTTAGAGAAGTTGGACACTTAAAAGGTCTTATTGTCGACGGTGGATTGAGTGTAAATCAATACTTAATATATGATTCTAATACTGATAGACTAGGCATAGGGACTGATCAACCTAAAGCGACCATTAACCTTATCGACCAAAATGTAGATTTAGTTATAGGCGCTTCTGACATAAACACCGCAAGGATTGGCACTTACAATTATACAGACTTAGAACTATCCACTGATAACACGCCTAGAATATCTATTACAGCAGGTGGAAATATCACTCTAGGAAATCCTGCTACAGGTGATTCAAAAGTTTCTATTATAGGAAGTCTAGGCATCAATGTTCAAAATCCAGATCCTAGAAGTAAACTACACGTTAACGGTGCTCTTAAATTTAACGATAAATTACACCTTAGCGGCAACGAACCTCCATCCGGTGGTGCATTTAACGAAGGCGACATAGTTTGGAACAACTATCCACATCCTGGAAAATTTATAGGTTGGGTATGTACACAGTCAGGTAGTCCTGGCATTTGGAGCGGATTTGGAAGAATTGAATAATGTCCAAGGCCGTGGTAATTGGTAACGGTGAAAGTCGTCGCGATACTAATTTAGAACAATACAGACAAACTCACACACTTATAGGCTGCAACGCTATCCACAGGGATATGATCGTAGATCATCTAATCTGCTGTGATAGGCGTATGGCCGCCGAAGCAACCGAAAATCCTCTTACCAAGGATACACTAATCTATGTTAGAGATCATTGGTTTCACTATTTTAGAAAAATACAAAAAAATAAAAACATAAGACACTTACCGGAACTTCCTTATACTGGAGAACTGAAAAGAGATCAACCTGATCATTGGGGTAGCGGAGGGTATGCTGTTTTATTAGCCGCTGTTCTAGAGTTTAAAGAAATCGAATTGGTTGGTTTTGATCTTTATCCTATGGGACAATCTGTAAACAATGTCTATAAAGGTACCGCTAACTATAGTAGATCAGATTCAAAACCGGTGGATCCCAGTTATTGGATTTATCAAATTGGTCAGATATTCAAATATTCCAAAGCTCAATTTATAATACGTAATAGACAAGATTGGGAAATGCCCGAGGAATGGCAAAAAAATAATGTGTCTTTCCTTGCGTTATAAATATCATTGTAATATAATTACATATACACACAGAGGCACAGCGGTCTTACATGGCATTCAACCCGCTTTATAAATTCTGCATGTCATCAAACTTACTCGCTTGATTTACAGGAGGCAAGAGATGGCGAAATATCTTTCAACAAAAACATACGGCAACGACAGAGGACTTAGTTGCTGCTTTAGACAGTGGCGTTCTACACATAGCCATTGCTCATTACTTCATGGTTATTCCATCGGTATCAAACTAATCTTTGAATCAGAAACACTAGATGATCGCAATTGGGTCATGGATTTTGGTGGACTCAAAGCATTCAAAGAATGGTCAGAATGGCAATTTGATCATACACTGTGTATCGCACTAGATGATCCTCATCTAGATCTTTTCAAACAAATGGCTGCACTAGGCAAACAAGATCAGGGCGGTGTTGCTGACCTTCGTCTTGTAGAAGCAGTAGGCTGCGAAAAGTTTGCTGAGCTAGCTTATCGTACGATGCACGAAATACTAACAGCCTATCAAGAAAGCCGCGGATGGACACATCCAGATGGTCGTATTTTTGAAGCACGTTATCCAGTTGGCCAAGGCGTAAAGCTACGTTCAGCTGAAGTATTTGAACACGCTGGTAATTCCGCAGTCTATGAGGGCGATGCGTAAGATATGGCGCATCTGGGCTAAGGCCCTAGGAGAAAAGGCTGGTGCTACTCGTCAGGAAGCTGATAAGGTGGCACTAGTCCGAACTCTTATCGTACTTTCTTATATCATCACAAATTGTTTTATTATTGCTGGTGTTATAAGACACTGGTAAATAATAATATGCGTACATTTAATATTAACAGAATCGTCGCCAGCAACGAAAATAAAATCTTTCTTATAGCTGGACCTTGTCAGATCGAAAGCCAAGATCATGCCGAGCATGTAGCAGGTTCTATAAAAGAAATCTGCGATGAATTAGACATTGACTTAGTTTATAAAAGTAGTTTTGACAAAGCCAATAGATCTAGTATCAAAACCAAAAGAGGTGTTGGCATAGACGAAGGTTTAAAAATTTTAAATTCTATTAAACACGAATTTGGAATACCGGTACTCACCGACATACACGAAAGTTATCAAGCCAGTTTAGTTGCAGATGCAGGCATAGATGTAATTCAAATTCCTGCATTCTTATGCAGACAAACTGATCTATTATTAGCCGCAGGAGAAACAGGTCTTGCCGTTAATGTTAAAAAAGGACAATTCCTTGCACCACACGATATGAAAAATGTTGCCGAGAAGATTGCTTCTACAGGTAACAATCGTGTTATGTTATGTGAAAGAGGTTATACACATGGATACAATAATCTTGTGGTGGACATGCGCAGTCTACCTATTATGGCAAGCACTGGTTATCCCGTTATCTTTGATGCAACACATTCTGTACAGCAACCTGGAGGCATGGGAGAAAAATCAGGCGGAGATCGCAAAATGGTGCCCTACCTGGCGAGGGCTGCTGTAGCCACTGGCTGTGTCGCAGGAGTGTTTATGGAAACACACGAAGATCCCGACAATGCACCTAGCGACGGCCCTAACATGATACCCTTAAACGGATTAAAAGAAATACTAGAAGATTTGGTGGCTATAGATGGAATTGTCAAAAGAAGAACGTAAACGTCTCAAAGAAGAAAAACGTGCAGCCAAAGAAGCTTCTCGAATCGAACAGATTCCAACAATCATCACTGATGAAAAAATTACTGTTCTTTGTGTAAGGTTTGGTAACAAATACGGCAGAGAATATGTAGAACGTCTACGCAACATGGTTGCTAGACATATGACTGTTCCTTATGAATTTGCCTGTCTTACAGACGATCAACACCCCATCGACGGTGTAAGAACTGTATACCAGTCTAATGCCAACTATCAAAAAGGTTGGTGGCACAAAGTACATATGTTCGATCCTAACTTACCTTTAGCAGGACGCATATTGTATTTTGATCTCGATGTTGTTATCTGTAATAATATAGATAAACTAGCATATCACAAAACAGATTCTTTTATGGGGATACACGATTTTAATAGGAAGTTCTATCCCTCTTGGCAATATCTTAACAGTTCGGTTCTAGCATGGAATCACGGATCGGAAAGTTATATTTGGAATAAATTTAAAGAAAAACCCGCAGACGCACAACGCCTCCAGGGTGATCAAGATTGGATTTGGAAGTTGGCCAGAGATCGAATAAAATTTTGGCCAAAGGATTGGATCATGAGTTACAAATGGGAACTTAGATCTAGAGACGAATTAACTGTAAACAATGGTCGTAGAATATTTAGAACGATTCGAGACGATGTCCAAATTCCTACTAATTGTGCTGTGGCTGTGTTTCACGGTGAACCCAATCCTTTAGATGTTCAGGATAAATTCGTACTTGACAACTGGCGTTAAATGTCATATAATAATACTATGACTAAACGAATCGGCTTCGCCTGCAAATGGATCGACCGTCCCGACCAAGTAGATGGGATCAAACCCAAGGACGACTGTAAAAAATATAATACCGGCGCTACCACTGTAGCCTGGTTAAATAGACAAACTAGAGACGTGGCTGTAGAGAAGCTTTGGTCCTTAATGGAACAAAATATCGAAAGCACACGTTTGCTAGTCGAACGAGTAGGAGAACTCGATGAAAATCTTAGAATGGTACGACTCAGTAGTGATATACTCCCTGTCTACACTGAGCCAACTTGGAGCTGGTTTTGGCGGCTTCCCGATACACGAAACTATTGCGAAAGAGGATTTAAGCAGATCGGAGATGTGGCTCGCTCGCGTGGCGTTCGCCTGTCTTTTCATCCCGGCCAGTTTACTGTCCTTGCTAGCGATAGCGACGATATTGTAAACAGATCAATTGAAGAATTTGAATATCATGCGGACATGGCTCGTTGGATGGGTTACGGAAAAACTTTCCAAGATTTTAAGATCAATGTCCACATTGCCGGACGTAGGGGACCAAATGGCATACGTGCTGTATTGGGCCGGTTAACCCCCGAAGCTAGAAACACACTCACAATCGAAAATGAAGAAATTACACACAACCTTGAAACCTGTTTGGAACTCGCTGATGTGGTTCCAATCGTTATGGACATCCATCACCACTGGATTAACTCTGGCGAATACATTGACCCTAATGACGATCGTGTTAAAAAGGTTATTGATAGTTGGCGCGGCGTTCGTCCTGTTTGCCACTACAGTGTATCTCGCGAAGATATACTCAGAGGCCATTCCACCGGATTACGTCCCGCTCTTCCGACCCTCTTAGAATCCGGACATAAAAAAGCGAAACTCAGAGCGCACTCCGATTTCTACTGGAACACAGCAGTCAACGAATGGGCTCTGAGTTTCTGGGATAACTTCGATATCATGTGCGAAAGCAAGGCTAAGAATCTAGCCAGTTTTGCACTCTACGAAGAAGCGAAAAAGATTAATTCGCCTTTGGCTTACGACCACGCTTCGGGGCTGCTTCTTTCTTAGGAGCAGCAGGCTTCTTGGCAGGAGCCTTTTTTGCCGGAGCTTTGGCAGCAACAGATTTAACCGCTGCTTCGGTAGCTTGAACTGCAACTGGTGTTGGTTCAGCTGCTGGTGCAGGGGTTTCTACCTTGTATGGTGCTTCTGCTTGAGGTGTTTCCTCTTTCTTAACACCAAAAAGTTTTGCCAATAGTTTTAACATGGAATATCCTCCTTAGGACTTTTATTTAGCGGTAAATATTGTTATGGCCCTACATTTTATTAAAAGTTTAACTGAATCCGCTGATAAGCGCGAAATTCGTCAAGATCGTCTTAAATTCAAAAAAGACGAGCTAGATCCTGTTATGAGTGAAGCTACTCTCAAATATCACTACGACGGTCTAGCATCTAAGTATTTTGATCGCTATAATGCAGGCGAGGGTGATGCAGATTTTAACTACGGTGGTGCTATGTTGCACAACATCTTCTTTGCAAACTTGACCCCACCTAGAGCTGCTAACAAACCCGAGGGACTCAGTAAAAGTTTGATAGATGATGTACACGGCAGCTTTGACAAATTCAAAGAAGCTTTTGAAAAAGAGTTCATGGCAGCACAGGGTTCTAATTGGATCTATATGGACTACGATAGTAAACTACATACTATTCACAATCACGAATACCGCAAAGGTATGAAAATTGCTCTATTGATAGATGCCTGGGAACACGCATGGGCCCTAGACTATCAGCAGGACAAGGCCAAATATCTTGCTAATATTTGGCGTATCATTAATTGGGAAGTTGTTGATATTAGACTACAAGGAGGTTAAATGGCTTATTCCGATAAAGTTATAGATCATTACGAAAACCCCCGCAACGTAGGCAGCTTTGACAAAAACGACACCAGTGTTGGTACTGGTATGGTAGGAGCTCCTGCCTGCGGCGATGTAATGAAATTACAGATAAAGGTTGAAGATGGTATTATTAGAGATGCTCGTTTCAAGACATACGGATGTGGTTCCGCAATCGCTTCTAGTTCACTCGTTACAGAGTGGGTTAAAGGAAAAACGCTGGACGAAGCGAGTACTATTAAAAATAGCGAAATTGCTGAAGAACTTGCCCTTCCGCCAGTGAAGATACATTGCAGTATTCTTGCAGAGGACGCCATTAAGGCTGCTATAGATGATTACCGTAAGCGAAACAGCTCAACTGAAGATCAAGCAACTGCTTGAACGTCGAGGTAAAGGTGTTGGCATAAGACTAGGTGTAAAAACCACTGGGTGCAGTGGTTTGGCCTATACTCTTGAATATGTAGACGAGTACATTTCAGAACCAGGAGTTACTAATTTTGCTCATCCAGATTTTGTGGTTTTAGTTGATCAAAAATCTCTAGTTTATATGCACGGGCTTACTGTAGACTGGGTTCGTAACGGTCTAAATGAAGGGTTCGAATTTATAAATCCCAACGAGCGCGATCGCTGCGGCTGCGGAGAAAGTTTCAGAGTTTAAAACTTTCCAACTGGTAGTTCTGTACTAGCAGGTAAATCCCAAATTTTCTTTTGCTCAACTCCCTTTCTTTGAGCAAATCTCTTAGCATCACAATTAGAACAGCAGTGAAAATAATTGTTGCTCAAACGTTTTCTCTGAACGTGTTTTAAATCTCTAGTAAAAATACTATCGCAACTATCACATCTAAAGACCGCTAAGGTCTTTTTTCTTTTGTATACATGTTCACGGCCGCACTTACTGAGCCTAGTGTATTGATTTTCTTGTGTTTCTATTTTCATGAACATAAGTTATTTACATTAGGCTTATAAAACTTTGGGCTAAATATTAGAGCACTTGCTCATTCTAGGATAAAATATGGCACGTAGAATAATTGATATTGGTACCGTAGGTAATGATGGTACTGGTGATAGTATAAGAGATTCCTTCCGTAAAGTTAATGATAACTTTCGCGAACTATACAGTTCTTTAGGATTAGGTGATAAGCTCACCTTTATAGGACTTGACGATGCTCCCGCATCTTATACTGGCCAAAACGATCCAGCAACCGGTAGTACTCCTGTTGTAACTGTAAACAATACAGAATCCGGATTAACATTTAAAAGACTAGTACCAGGTAACGGTATTAGCATTGATTTTATTTCAAATCCTAACGAAATAACAATCAATTCAGATTTCGCTTCTATCGCTTCTGATCCTAGTCCACAACTAGGCGGCGATTTATCCTTACGTTCGGGCGGAAATCAATGGAGGGTTATTGATGCAGGTACTACTATCACTCCGTTGCAGCCTATTTACAAACACGAATTAGTAAACAAAGCCTATGCAGATTCTAAAATTGCCAGAGCAGGTACTGAAGCTATAGATCCTGCAACAGGTCAGGCAGATTCTGCTTTTGGACGCATGAGCGGTCCACTTATTCTTTCTAGAGACCCCGAACCAGGTGACGACGAAGTTTACGACGGATTGATTGCAGTTACCAAACGATATGTTGACGGTTCTGCTTTCGGTAGCGTGGCAAACTTATATGTTTCGCTATCAGGTCAGGATTCAAGACCAGGAGTATCAAAAGCTATTCAAGGTCGAGCACTAGCCTATGCTTATAGAACGTTAGAGGCAGCTTTAAAGAAAGCTGAAGAATTAGTTTTAGATGCTAAAGTACAAATCGGCCCATATAAGAAAGTCTTAACCTACGGCGATGGTGCTAACGAATGTAGCCTATCTGCTATTGAATCATCACCAACTTCCGGTGCTGGATTCGATGGCTTCTTAAGAATGAGCGTTGACACTGTTAATATCAACAGTGTTGGTACTAACTACTATCCAGGCGATATATTAGAAATACAGGGCGGTGCTGTTCCTACTGGTGGGGGCAGATGTTACATTGAAGTTCTTTCTACCATAACAACACCCGGTGCTATCTTAACTTACAAGATCATTTCTTCAGGTTCATACACAGTATTACCCGGATCGACTGCTGTTGCCACTGTAATCTCAACATCTGCTGCACCGGCAGGTATTGGAGCGATTGGAGACGGGGCAACATTTGATGTTACTTATAGAGTCAACTCTGTAACGATTCTCAATGGCGGTACAGGATATTCTTTAGTATCTGTTAGAATTTCAGGCGGTGGCGGAACTGGTGCGTTTGGTACTGCTGTTGTTACCGCAGGCGTTATTACTAGTATTACCATTACTGACAAAGGTACTGGATTTACTACCCTGCCTACTCTAAACGTTGACCTTCCTCGATTCTTAATTTATACAGCAGGCCAAAGAACTGACTTCACCGGCGACGTAACAACTAATACTGCAGAAGCTGCCAGAGGTCGAGATATTCGAGAAGGTCTATATCTAAGAGGTGAAAACTCAGGAGCTCTCGCTCAGATCCTTTCACACCAAGGAGCATTAGACAGTAACGGTAACGAAATTTTTGATGTTGATATTAAATCAGGAACTTTCGAATTAGGCGAAGCTATTTCATACGGTGACATTTCTAAAGATATACAAATTTCTATTTTGGTGGAAAGTGGCGAGTACTATGAAAACTATCCTCTAAGAGTACCAGCTAACGTGTCTATCGTTGGTGATGAATTCCGTAGAGTTATTTTTAGACCAAAACCAGGAACATCGAGTTCTCCATGGGCCTTCCAAAAATTCCGCAGAGATTTAGTCATAGACGGAATACCTGTAACCGATGCTTCTAGAGAATTTGGATATCATTACTTACAAAATCCAAGTCAGCCGGTTTATCCCAAGATAGACAATAAAGGAGGGTTTACCGGCGCTGCTGCATTAATAGATCTAAACCGATCATTCTTGTCAGAAGAAATTGTTGCATGGATGAATTATAATATACAAAATTCTGTAGCACCGTTTACTCCTACATTTGTCTATAATCAAGCACTATGTAAAAGAGACGTTGGATTATTAGTCGATTCTTTTGTGTTCGATTTGAAATACGGAGGATATAACAGGACTATTTCTGCAGGTTTAAAATATTATGAAAGCAATAGTGCAAGAATAGCAATCACTACACAACTGTCAGAATATCTAGCTGTATTGACACATCTTGAAGATCTGATGCAGGAAGTTATTAATAATGCAACCATAACTAATACTAAAAATAACATATATCCTCAGGTTATTGACCCAGCATATCAGTCAGAAGTCGGTGCTGATGCTGTTATAACAGATCTGATTACTTCCCTAAAAGATGTTATCGACGGTTCAGGAAGTGTAAACTATCCTAAAGAAAACCAAGACATGGACGTATTCCTAGCTAACGATGCTGTTCGTTGGCAGGCCATCTCAGCGATCGGCCACGGTGGCTTTATGGGCGTTCTTGATCCCGAAGGACAGATCCTTTCAAGATCTCCATATTTCCAAGAAGTTGCTTCATTCTCTAGAAGTAAAGACCGCCAGGTGTTTGCTGGAGGTATGCTAGTTGACGGTTTTGCAGGTAACTTAGAATTTATTATCGATACAGTAGTAACACCTACAAGACTATTAGTAACTGGGTTGGAAAGATTTCCCGAACTACCAGCTTCTTTTATTGTAGCTGATACGGCGTATAGAATTAACTATGTTCGAGATTACGAATATAACAAAGATGGATCAACAGCAACATTTATATTAGACGAAACTACACCGTGGCCTTATGATGTGTTTGTCTACGATTCAGCAACTTGTTATCGAGATGTAGGTTTAATCCTCGATGGTCTAGGCTATGATATCGTTTTTGGAACAAACTTCTGGACTAGACAAAACGGTTTGACATATCGTATGAGCCAAGCTGCGGTAGTTATCAACGATCAACGTGCTATTACTCTACGTGCTATTACATTAGCACATAATTTAGTCAATGATTTATTAACTGCATATCCAACTATTCAAACCACAGTTACCCAAAGTAATTCCACCATTGCTGACATCATCGATCGTGGTACATCAGGTGCTCCAACATTAACATTTACATTACCACCAGGCGTAACTGCAAACGTAACCAATGCTTATAATCTATTAATGGATAATAGAGATTATATGGTAGCTGAAGTGCAAGGTTGGATTGATGCACAGATCGCAGGTAACATTAGTCCTTGGGCTACAGGTGATACCTATAACATTTCAAAATCTCAACGAGATACATTATATCTAATTGAATCTACTATACACGATTTAATCTATGGCGGCAATGCTGCAACAAGATTAAGTGCTTTAAAATATTACAATAACATTACCGGTGCTATGCTATTGGCTTCAGGACAACCTGCTCGTTGTTCTGCTGCTATAGCTTATCTAAGTTACCTAATGGGCAGAGTTGCTCAGAATCTAGCACCGGCTGTAAGTTATTCTGCACTGTCAAGAACTACAGGTTCTGCAGGTTCATCGGCAGAAGCTACAATTATTAGTACACTGTTAACTTCTGTACAGAATGCGGTTAGTGCTAATAACTATGCCACAGCACAAACATATGTTGTATTGTCTACACCTAGCACCAGCGGTTACACTGCAAACAACATATCTGCCAGAACGATTATTCAAAATAATAAAACGGCAGTACAACAAGAAGTCGTTGACTTTGTCGACGAATACGGAAACAAATATGAGTTATTAATGCCAGGTAACAGATCTATGTTGGCCAACGACTTTACACAGATCAACGACCTTGGATATGGAGCTATTGCTACCAATGGCGGTTTAATAGAACTTGTTTCGATATTCACTTACTATTGCCACATTTCTTACTATTCTCTAAACGGTGGTCAAATTAGATCGGTCGGTGGATCAAGCGCACACGGTAATTATGCGCTAGTTGCCGAAGGTGCAGACCCGTTAGAAGTGCCGACACCAACAACTGTCTACGAAGACTTTTCACAGAGAGTTGACTGTTATGCTCCAAGTCCTGCATATGCAAACGTCGTTGAAGGTTTATTCATTTATGTAACCAACTACGATTATACTCCATTAGGCGGTGCCGAACTTGAAATTAAACACGGATATGACATTTATCGATATCCGGTAACATCTGTAGCTACTACAGATCTTCCAGCAGGTGTTGCTAGATTAAACCTAACAGCAGGAACTGGAGGAACTGGAGCTGGCCTATTTGACACAGTACCAGATGGTACTAAGATGACTCTACGTTTAAACAATATTATTAGATTAACTGGTGGACTAGAAGATGTTGCGGTTAGACCATCTACTGGTTTGAAACTAAGAGAAACTAATGATTCTGTTTATCGTGTTTTACAATTTACCACAGCCGTAGACGAAAATGGTCCGTACGAAATATTAATCAGCACAGCAACTCCTACGATATTTAAAGTATTGACCACAGTTACCACCATTGACACTAATGTATGTACAACTAGTGGTAATCACAAACTAAGAGTAGGAGACAAATTCATTCCAACAAGCACAGCCAATGGCTTTACTTCTGGAACTACTTATTATATCAAATCGGTACCTAAATATAATCAATTTACAGTTTCTACAGCACCAGGTGGCTCAACCACTACTCTTACAAACGGAACTGGTCTAACTATTAAAGGTGTTAAAACACATAAACTGTTAGAAAACTATACTATTGGTTTTGAAACTACAGGTACTCTACCAAATCCGCTTAACGCCGATTTTACCTACTATGTACTGGCTACAGATTTAACCGACACTGAATTTAGTGTATCGTTAGACAAAGCTGGTACTGCTGTGTCAATTACCAATGTAGGTTCAGGAACTCACAAGTATAACATAGACGGATTAACTTTAACCAACTTAAGAGAAAACTATAATTACGTAGATCTTACAGTTTATACTCCTGGTGAATTTACCAGCGATTACCCAACTGGACAAACCTGTACTATCACTATAGCAAGTCCTGCGGTAGTTACTCTTAATTCGCATGGATTCACTGCAGGACAGGCTATAAAATTTGAAACTTCTGGAAGTTTACCAACTGGTATATCTCCGCTAACTCGATATTTTGTTCTCTCAACTGGTTTAGGTTTAAATTCATTCCGTATTAGTACCGCTCCTGAAGGAACTGCGGTAGATACAACTGGATCACAGAGTGGTATTCATCGAGTAGGGCGTGTTACTGGTAACGTTGGAGAATCATCTTTCGCAGTAGTGGCCGTTGGCTCAACTGAAATTAGTAGAGTTGCTGGTTCTAAATTCTTATTCTTAGGCGAAGAATATATAGTCAGTACCTATCAGTCGGAAGTTATTACTAATGCTCCTTATGGTAGAGTTGTCTTAAACAGACCACTGGTTAATGCAATCAACCAACTGTCATCTAGTTATACAGCCAAAGCTGCTGTTCCTATTAGATCTAGTGGATCACTAGGAACTTTAACAATTCGTATTTCATTAACTCGTGTTACATCACACGATTTATTAGAAATCGGTACAGGTTCGTATGCAGATACTAACTATCCAAAAGAAATTTACGGGCCTTCTGTCAATCCTCTCAACGCAGATACAGAAACAGAAGAACGAGACGTAGGTCGTTGTTTCTATGTAACTACAGACCAATATGGTAACTTTAAAGTTGGTCCTTACTTTGCGGTTGACCAAGGTACTGGACAGGTTACATTCTCGTCAAGTATCGCTCTTTCAAACTTAGACGGTATTGGTTTTAAACGTGGTGTTCCTATCGCTGAATTCTCGACAGATTCAGGATTTACAGATAATGCTACTGACACTGTTCCTACAGAAAACGCAGCACGTATCTATATCGAACGTAGATTAGGTGTATCACACGATGGTTCTAATGTTGAAACAACACAGCTAATTCCTCCATACACTGGCGGATTCTTAGCTCTAAGCGGTCAATTGCCTATGAAGGGCATCATTGACATGGACAACAATAAGATTGTCAATGTTACTAACCCAACTAATCCGCAAGATGCTGTTAACCTTAGAAGTCTAACATTAGCTAACTTCCAAAACTGGGGCGGATCAAATGTCCAAGGCGGACAGTTCATGATCTTCACCGGCGAAGGTAATACCTTAATCAATGCGAGTATAACCGGTGACTTAACATTTGATCTACGAACAGGTGTTGATTCAACATTAAACAACGTTGATGTTCAATTAAATGCAGGTGTTGTTAATAACGCAGAAGTCAATGCTAATGCTGCCATAGCACAAAGCAAGTTGAACATGACCATTGCTACAGCATTAAGTGCCGCTCCTAGCGGTACTGCTGCTACAATACAAGCTGCCAGCGGTCTGTCAAGTTTTGATACAGCACAGTTTACAGTAACTAATGGTTTTGTCACAGTTAAAGCCAACGGTCTAACTCGATCTAGGATCGAGCAGATGGCTTCTAATACTGTACTCGGTAATTCTACTCTAAGTTCTGGTAACGTAACTGAGGTGCCATTTAGCACAGTGGTCGACACAGGCGGCGGAATTAAGAAGAATCAGTATTCATCAGTCGGATTCTTAAGAAGAACCAACGGAGCTAGTTTTACTTCAGATGCTGATTATGCTGTTGTAGCAGGTTCATCAGGATCAAGTTCATCTGTAGGCGCAGGCGAAATCATAGTACGTGATGCCAACGGTGACTTCGGTGGTAGAATCATTGACATCAGTCAGATCAAACTCGATACACAGATAGCTGTTGATACAGCAACTATTGCCACAGGTGGATATATTCGATACTACGGTTACAACACCACAGGTGGTATATTAGTCCAAGACGGCACACTAGCTGGTGATAAGAAAACTGCTTATTGGAACGATCTACACCAGTTCAAAACACAGAATGGTGTTTCAGACGCTCCAATTACAGCATCGAGTATACAGGTAACTGCTATTACTACTGGTGGAACAACCACTGCAGGTACTATTACAGGACGTTGGACATTAACTGGTTCAAGTCCAAACGAATCAAGATTACAGGCTACATACTCCGCCGACCTAGCAGAAAACTATGAAGGCGATAAGGATTATGAAGTCGGAACCGTACTAGTATTTGGCGGAGACAAAGAAGTTACAACTTCTAATGTCAAAGGAGATACAAGAGTAGCAGGTGTTGTTTCTAATACTGCTGCCTACACCATGTACGAGGCATGTCCGGGATTGAAGAATCTAGTCGCTCTGCAAGGTCGTGTTCCATGTAAGGTTGTTGGAAAAATCAAAAAAGGAGATATCTTGGTAACGTCTGGAATTCCAGGAGTTGCTACCGCTGCTGTAGGAGATGTAAAAGTCGGAACAGTAGTTGGTAAAGCTCTAAAAGATTACGATAGTGATCATATAGGTCTATTAGAAATAGCGGTAGGGAGAACATAATGGCATTCAATACAAATATTACCGTCGGAGCTCCGCCGCTACTATGGAGTGATGTTCATGATGCGTTTACAAAAATAAACGAAAATTTTGATATATTAGTAGCGACCGTAGGCAATGGTTCTGGTTTAACTCCAATTAATTTTGAATCATTAGATACTCATCTAAAACCTACAGTAGACAATCTATACGATATCGGAGATATCGCCCATAAGTGGAGAGGTGTGTATGCAGGGGAACACACCGTTGCAGATCCTCTAAACGGCCTATGGGCAGGTAGTGCTCAAATTAAAGGAGTAGGATTAACTGTTAATCTTCCAGCCGATTCAACTATCGGCGGAGATCCTATAACTGGGGTTGGAACTAGTCTTATTATCGATCCAGAAAAAACATTCTTCAAAGAAATCCAAGTAGACAATAATTTAAGTGTTGTAGCAACTACATTTGGAGATACCTTAAATTTATTATCAGGTTCAGGAATTAATTTAACTGTAAGTTCGGGTGCAGATTCCATTGAAATTGACAACACTGGTATTTTATCAGTGATTGCAGGTTCAGGAATGTCAGTATCTACTGTTAACGGTGATGCAACAATAACAAATGCTGGTGTAAGAAGCTTACAATCAACTACCAGCTTACCTTCAGGAAGAACTACAGGTGCAGGTATTAATATTTCGGGTAGCACCGGCGATAATCTTAGAATAACTAATACAGGTATTCTTAGTGTTTCGTCGGGTGTTGGTATTACTGTTTCTTTAGATTCTGCCACAGGCGATGTAACAATTACAAACTCTGCTCCAGCTGTTAATGCATTTGCACAAATACAGGTTAACGGAGATGGTTTCGACAGAATTTTAGCAGACGCTACTAGTGATATATTAAACATTAATAGCGGTGAAGGAATTACCCTTACAAAAAATACAACCACTGATACATTAACAATTTCAGTTAACCCTGTATTCGACCTACGAGGTTCTGTTTTTGGTGACGATTCCAGTATAATTATCGACGGGTTAACAAATAGAGTTTTCGCCAGCAACGGTTTCTTTGGAAATTTAACAGGAAATGTAACCGGTGATGTAAAAGGATCGGTGTTTGGTGATGATAGTTCGACATTAGTAGATGCTGTCTCTAACTACATTTACGGTAATGTTTCAGCAACTACTCTAAGAACAGCAGAATCACAAATTGCATTAGGTAGTGATGCCGGCAAAACTTCACAAAGCACGTATGCAGTAGCTATTGGTCAAGAGGCCGGTAAAACTTCTCAGGGATCATCAGCAGTATCTATCGGATATCTTTCAGGAGGTGCTTCACAAGGCAATCAAGCGATATCCATCGGATATCAAGCTGGCACTAATACACAAGGACAATCGGGAGTAGCTATTGGCTTTGAGGCTGGAAAAACCTCACAAGGAACTTATGGAATATCGATAGGTCATCTCGCTGGAGAAATATCACAAGGTTCACAATCGATAGCAATTGGTCCGATAGCAGGGGGAAGTTCGCAAGGATCTAATGCGATAGCTATGGGCTATCAGGCAGGTACAACTACACAGGGAACCGGTGCAGTTGCATTAGGTTATACTGCTGCTCAGGTCACTCAAGGTTCATCAGCAGTTGCTATTGGTTGGAGTGCAGGTCAAACTAACCAAGGAGCTTATTCTATTGCTATTGGATACCGAGCAGGATTTACTAATCAAAATGCAAGTTCTATAGTTTTAAATGCCAGCGGTGCAGCATTAGAAGCTGCGGCTGCTGGATTCTTTGTTAACCCTATTAGATCATCTGCTAACGGTAGACCGTTGATGTATGACACTGCTACTAGCGAATTGGTTTCAAGCAACGTATTAGAATTTATAGGTAGTACAATTTCTACCAGTGACTCTAGCGGATTAACCATAGACGTACAGACAACTTTCAACAGTGACCTTAGAGTTGAAAATGATCTAACAGTCCTGCAAAACATAACATTACAGGGCAGTAGAGTTATCAATATAAACGAATTAAAATCGTTAGTAGCGGCAAGTTCTAGCTTTAGTGACTTCCAGACAAGAATAGCATCATTGGTATAATGGAGCGAGTAAATGACTAAACAAATAATCAACGTAGGCGCAACAGCTAATGACAAACAAGGCGATAGCCTACGTGCAGCGTTCCAAAAGGTAAATGCTAACTTCACTGAACTCTACGAAGCCATCGGACTTAGCGATACAGGTCAAGATACTTCTTTAACCTTTGTAGGTAGCACGATTAGCACAGACGATAGTTCATCTATTACTATAGATCGTGCTGTAACTGTTAGCAGCAACTTATCTGTAGGTGGAGATATTCTTCCACAGACAGCAAATGGAGGCGACCTAGGTAGTGCCAGTATGCCGTGGAAGAGCTTGTATGTTAGCAATTCTACTGTTTATCTAGGCGGCGTTCCTCTAAGTTTAGAAACAGGAACTAATACATTAAAAGTTAATAATGTTCCTATCAGTCAAAACATTACCTATACAGATATTCCGAACGCTCCTACAGACATTAGTGATTTAACTGATACGACAGGTCTATTAAGCAGTGGTACTGGGGATGTTACATTTAGCGGTATTAAAATTATAGGTGCTGGAACAGCATCAGGTGACGGTAACGGTTATTCAACATTAGAATTAGTCCCGGACAATGATCTATATGCTGGCAATCAATATTTGATTATCGATCCTACAGCTCCTAGTCATATCCATATCCGTGCAGGTGGCACACAAGACAACAGTTCCGCACAGCTATATCTAGGTGGAGAGAACAGTCACGTTATGATTGGTGCAGGTATTGATCCACCAGTTATTGTTAGATCTAATAGTCATCAATGGACTTTTGAAACTGGTGGCGGTTTAACATTACCCGGAGCGGAAGATGACAGTACTCCGGTTGTAGACTTCTTTGGCGGAGCCGCTGACAATCATAAAGTGACCTTGCACAGCGATTGGACATTAAAAATTAAAGCTCGTGCTAGTGCTGCCAACCAAGGTAATCTGTGGTTAGAAGCAGGACAGAACACTAAGATCAAAGTCAAAGGAAACGGCAGTACGATAGATATCGTAGCTAGTGACGGTACAACATCTGCTACTTGGACATTTGCTAAAACTGGAACGCTAACATTTCCGGCAACTCTAGACGGACAATTATTTTTGAGCGGCAGTGAGATTGCCGGTGTTGACAATAATAGTGTGGCACTATCCAGTAATACTTCTGTGGTTATAAACACTTATAATCCTAGCCCACATACTTGGGCATTTGCCAATGATGGTAGCATAACATTTCCGGATTCTACTGTACAAACCACAGCCTTTACCGGCACAGGATATCTAACATTCGATGATGCTGCGGTCAGAGGTACCAGCGACTATCAATACACATTTAACACTGACGGGTATTTTACCAGCTCTACCAGTTCAGAAAGTACAAACTATTTCTTTGTTGCCAACAATACTACCAATCAAAACATAACTGCCGGTTGGACTGTAGTTGGCGCTAACTGCAATACCACAGTCAGCAGCACACAATATCCAGTGCCCGGATATCCTAATGTTATCAAAGTTACTCTAACAGCAGCAGCATCATCTACATCAGGATTCTATCCTGTGGTAGTATCTGATCCCAACAGATTAAAAGTTCAGCTACAACCTAATCCAGGAACCGGTGACAAGTATACCTTTGCTACAACCGGTATAACATTCCCAGACGCTAGTGTACAGACCACAGCCTGGACCGGCACATTGACTGTCAATGATTCAGGACTGACCATCAATGGGGGTACTGGTACTATCTACCAAGGTCCTTCAGGTGCTTTACAAGTTGGGGACAAGAAAGGTGGCGTATATCACGCATCATCGACTAGCAGCAATGGCCTGTTCACATTCGGTATGAATGGCAGCGGTATAATGAGTGCTGCGGTAGAAGGCAGTGTTTTCATTGGAACTTCGATGCCTTCAAACAATGGAGGTGTTACCACAGCCTATCCAGGATGGTTAGTTGTACAGAATGGCGGTAAGTTCGGTGCTGACGTAGATACTCTAGGCAATGTGATTCTAGGTAAAGGCGTGTTTGAAAAATTTCAAACTAAACAAGATGCCACAGGCACAGTAGAACACGATTGTATTAATGGACATATTTTCTATCACACTAGCCCAGATGCTAACTGGACTGCTAATTTTACTAATTTAAATATTGGCGCAGGTTATGCTACCAGTGTTTCTATAGTCATAGCACAAGGCGGCACAGGATATTATCCCGACGCTGTACAGATCGGTGGTGTTGGTCAAACTATAAACTGGCAGGGCAATGCAACACCTACACCTAGCACTAACAGAACTGATGTTGTCACATTCAGTATATTAAACAACTCTGGAACATATGTTGTTCTTGGACAGATAACAGGATTCTAAGATGCTGAGTTCGTTCACAGGTTCCTTCAAGTTAGGTCGTAGGCGAGTAATACCTACTACTGGTATTGTTACTTCAAATCTAGTTTTAAGACTTGATCCAGACAATGCCAGCAGCTATCCAGGCAGCGGCACAACTTGGACTGACCTAGCAGCACCTGAACAAAATCTTACTTTATACGGTTCCCCAACATATACCTCGGGTACTCCTAGTTATTTTACATTTAGTGGTACTGGACAATACGCCAATACTGCTACCACAGGTATAGTCAATACTACTGCTTACACAAAATCAGCCTGGTTCTATCTCAACGGTTATCAGGACAATAACATATTCAGTGGTGACGGACATTTTATCTATATGGGTCCACAGGCTAGCATAGACAGAAAAATATACTGCGGACACAGTGATTGGGGAAGTTTTACAGCGTATCCTTCAGTGGCAACTATAAACCTAAACACCTGGTATAATGTAACACTGACATTCAGTACTACCAACGGTATGACATTGTATATCAACGGTTCGCAAGATTCAACTTATACAGTATTAAAAACAGCTCATCCAGGTACAGGTACTGCTAGCATTGCTGCTTATGTTGCAGGAAATAACTTAAAAGGTAGAATTGGTAAAGTATATTGCTACAATGTAGAACTCACATCAGCACAGGTTCTACAGAACTATAACAATGACAAAGCTACCTACGGACTATAACGGTAAATATTAAAAAGAGAGCAGATTATGGCCATACAAACAATTAATATCGGAAATGTAGTAAACGACGGACTTGGTGATGATCTACGCACCGCGTTTCAAAAAGTAAATGCTAATTTTACAGATTTAAATTCTCAACTAACTATCACAGCTTCTAATGTTGGCGCTACCGGTGTGGGAGTTTTTAAACAGAAAACAGGTACAAATTTAGAATTTAAAAAACTGCTAGCAGGAACTAAGATGCTGCTTGATGAAACAGATACTACTGTTATAATTAACAACACTGCTCCGGATGCGTTTATAAGATTCGACACAGATTCAGGAAGTATGCTGGCCAGTACGCATCAGCAGATTACAATCTCAGGAACGGCAGCTCCGGGTTCTACTACTAGCAGAAAAGATATTGAAGTGACTAGTTTTGGTTCCACACTTTCATTTAAAACTATAATACCTGTAACAGATATTTTAACATCATACGACTTTGGTAGAATTTCAGGCCAATATAATAACTCTATGCAGGTAGCATTTCAAGCATCTAATTTAGATTTTGGAACCATTACTCTTCCAGGACGACTAGACCTAGACTGCGGTACCATAGTGTAAGGAGCGACCCAGATGATTACCTGGATTACACCAGCAGGCAGATTAGGTCTACTTACTGAAAGAATTACAGTAAACATCCCCCTAGAGGCTAATTCCGACGTCGGTCCAGTAACCTATTCGTTAATAGCAGGAAATTTACCTAGAGGACTTAGATTAACCAGCGGTGTTATTAAAGGTTCTCCTACAGAAGTAAAAGTTTACACAGAAAATAAATTTGTAATTCGAGCAGATGACGGACGAGATATTGAAGATAGAACTTTTATTCTCGGGGTTGACGGAACCGATGCACCTATATGGTTAACCAAAGAAGGTTTTTTAAATGTAGGTCAAGGCGAAGCATATTTTGTTTTAGATAATGCTCAGGTAAATTTTCAATTAGAAGCATATGATACTGACTTAATAGCAGGTGATAAGTTAGAATTTTATCTAGTACCAAATGGCGGTTTACTTCCTCCTGGATTAAGTCTAAGTAAGACTGGAGTTATTTCCGGTTTCACTGATCCTATTTTTGCCCTAGAGTATGCTAGAGAAACCACAGGCGGCTATGATACAGCACCCTTAGACATTATTCCGTTGGATTATATAGAAGCTAGATCAAACGGTTATGACACCTTTTACTACGACGATGTAACCTATGATTATAACGAACCCAGCAGAACTCCAAGAAGATTAAGTAGAGTTTACAACTTTGTAGTAGGTGTAACTGATGGGATACATACAGAAAATAGATTGTTTAAGATTTATGTAGTTACTGAAGAATTTTTACAGGCAGACAACAGTATTGTTCAAGTTGACACAAACATATTCCAAGCAGATGCTTCTAGTTATAGAATTCCTATTTGGATTACTGAAAGCAACCTAGGGCGATTCCGAGCCAACAACTATGTAACTATATTTTTAGATGTCTATGATCCGCCTAGTCTTACCGGAACAATCACATATTTTCTACTAGAACAAAATCCAGATGCAACACCTAGTGAGCTTCCACCGGGCATGGAGTTAGATACCATCACAGGTAACGTTGCAGGAAAGGTTCCTTATCAAGCTAGGGTTACTAGAAATTATACATTCACTGTTAGAGCAACTAGTTTTCCAGCATCTTTAGCCTATACAGCATATAACTATAAAGGAACTTGGAATGCATCGGACAACTATTTCGTCAATGATGCTGTTACGTTTGAGGATGTTGTTTATATATGTACTGTTGCCCATAAAAATCGAGTACCAACTGATGAAGGTTTTTGGTATTCAAGCACGACTTATGCAGACAAGACATTTAGTGTAGAAGTCGTTGGTGAAATCGAAAGTGCTGTAAATTGGATTTCCGATAGTGATCTGGGCACTATCAAACCTAATCAACCAAGTCAAAAATATGTAGAAGCTGAAAGTCTTCTTTATGGCGGAAGGATCGGTTATGAGTTCGTCAACGGATCATTGCCTCCAGGGTTGACATTTTATCCCACAGGCCTTATAGAAGGAAAGGTTAAACAGTTTGCAGATGATGCTGGTCCAGGTTTAACTAGATTCTACGAAAGATATGATGCCGACGGACCGAATAGTTCCACAGAAGACAGTTCATTAACTTCTAGAAATTTTAATGCAACGTTCGATGGCGGGGAAACCACTTTCGATAAAACTTTTACTTTTACTATAAGAGCCAGAGACAGTGTAAACTTTTCGGTATTAGATAAAACATTTTATCTTAAAGTTATAGCCGATAGTACTAAGACCTTTGCCAATTTATATCTAAAAGCATTCCAGACAAAAAGCAAAAGATTGACATGGTACAATTTTATAACCGATTCTACAATTTTTAGACCAGAAAATATGTATAGATATGGTGATCCAAGTTTTGGGGTTCAAACATCCTTAAAGGTATTAGTATTTGCTGGTATTGAAAGTGTTGAAGCTGTAAAATATGTACAGGCTATGAGTAGAAATCATTACAACAAAAGATTAAAATTCGGAGATTTAAAAGTAGCCGAAGCTAAAGATCCGATTACACAAGAAACTGTATATGAAGTGATATATGTAGATATTGTCGACGACTACGAAAAAAATGGTAAATCTATTAGCAGTACTATAGAATTATCGGATACCATTAATAGCAAAGTCCTAATCAGCTACGATGCCATCAAAGTTGACAGCGATATACCATTTGTTAGTGATTCAGACCATCAAAGAATATTCCCAAATTCTATCAAGAATATGAGGAAAAGAATACAAGATGTAGGCGATAGAGATAGAGAGTTTTTACCTCTTTGGATGCGTAGTATCCAAGACACAGCGGCCTACGAAACAGGATATACCAAAGCACTACCATTATGTTACTGTAAACCATCTAATTCTGCTAATGTATTGGCAAGAATTAAAGCCAGCGGATTTGATTTTAAAACTATCGACTTCGAAGCTGACAGATACATAATAGATATTATAGAAGGAAATATAGAGGATAAATATCTAGCATTTCCGCAACGTGGAGAAAAATTACCGTGACCAGCAATATTAATTTCGCAGCAATCAATGAAAACTTCCCTGTAGCAGGGCAGGATAACGACACGCAGACATTCCGTGACAATTTTGATACTATCAAAACAAACTTTTCAGCAGCCAAAACTGAAATCGAAGATCTACAAGATAATGTAGCCAGAACAGATCAATCCAACGATTTTTTGTATAATATTGTAGGAAGTCTTACACTACAAGATGCTTATCTTAGAAAGAAAGACTACGGTGGTTCTATAACAAATACAACACAAGAAGTTTCGTTCAAAGAAGCATTGTATCATATAATTAAGTTTGGAAATAGTTGCGCATTATCTTTTATAGAATTTCCAACAGGTGCAGCAGACGCAAGTGGGTTGGGGCAAATTGGCAAAGCTACATTAGAATTATACGGTGACGGAACTGCTAGAACTATCACTTTCACTACTACAGGTAGCACAATTATTAAAAAATCTTCCGGATTTCCTGGAACGTTAACAGTAACGTCTGATACCAATCCTATCATCATCGAAGTTTGGCAGCATAATGCAGATGTTATATTTTTAAATTACGTAGGCACATTTAGCTAATGTTTCATCCACTAGTCGGCGATTTATCCGATTTAAAAGATCAGGATGTAGAAAACAAACTGATCGAATTGAACAAAAAATATTACGCTGCTGCACGTTTGGGCAGCAGAGATCTCTTGACACAGTTGTCAACTGTCATTACAATATATAGAGAAGAACTCGCAAAGAGGCACGCTCAGAAATTGAAACAAGCAGATGATGATTTAGGTCAATTGATCAATGTCGACTAACACTCTAAACCAACTCGTAGAAGGTGTCATCAGGCACGGTCCTGATATACTAGATCACTGCCTCTGCTCGGATGATCTATCGAAATACATAGATCAAATAAACAAAGAGCATCTCAACTATCCAATCCCCCCAACTACCATAGATAAAGAAAATTGGTTTATACCCAACGAATACAAAAATATGGATATCGAGGGATTTTTGGTAAATCAATGTCCTAAAGAAAATTATGACCGTTTGATTACAGAATTAGAATTATATCGAAAAAATGATATGATTCCTGTACTGCGGGCGATGAAGTATGTTGTAGATACTCTTAGAGCTAACAACGTAGTTTGGGGTGTAGGTCGAGGATCTAGCGTGGCCAGTTATGTGCTCTTTTTATTAGGGGTGCATAAGATAGATAGTGTTAAATATAACTTACCAATAGAAGAATTCTTCAAGGAGATATAAAATGGGAAGAACATATACAAGTATGCGTGGCAAAGAAGTAGACATGGAAAAAATGAGTCTACGCTTTGAAAAAACACCAGCTGTAGGAAATATGAAAGTAAATGCTCGCGGTGACGAGATTGGCGAGGGTGGCAAAATTGTACGCACTCGAGAACAGGTATTAGCAGATTACTATGCTAATAATCCTAACGCACTTCAAGAAGAAGTAGCAACAAGAGCCAATAAAAAGTGAGGACTTAAATGGCTACACAATTCGAAGCACGACAAATGCAGGTTCGTCCCCTGCCTAAAGATATCCTAGTTTATAATATGGATATGGGCGAGCAAAAAACATCTAGCGGCATTATTATTCAAAGTGATGACGGAAAAGCACACGGTGTTAAACCACGCTGGGCTCAAGTTTATAAAATTGGAGACAAATGCGAATTAGATGTTAGAGTAGGTCAATGGATTTTAATTGAACACGGTCGATGGACTCGTAAGATTAAAATCGATGACGGCGAAAGCATCAAAGAAGTGCAGAAGGTAGAAGTTGCTTCTGTACTAGCAGTAACAGATCAAAGACCAAATGATGTTTACATCGGAGAAGAATTCTCCAATGGTTCTAGTATAAACATCAGACCAGAAGACTTCATGTAATGGGTTTCAAAAAGAATTGGGACGTAGGTGAAATTACGTCCCAAATACACAACCTCTCCAGAAATTGTTCTAGTTCTTATACGGACGGGTTCACAGCCTTTGAACTTAAAAAAGAACTATATCTACTCAAAGAAGTTGTTGACCGTGCCTTAAACGATGCTCCAGATTTTGGAGAGTTGGAAAAAGACTGGTTGACAGAACAAGAACAAAAGCGTATTATCAGAATATTAAAATCTAAGGAATAATTATGACGAATCCTTTTCGCGATCAAGAAAAATTCATGCGGGCGTGTGATCAAAGTGTTGACAGTTTCAATCAAGAACAGTTTAAATTGTATCTTGATTTAATGGAAGAAGAATGGAAAGAATTAAAAGTAGCTATCGACAATAATGATCAAGTAGAAACATTAGATGCTTTGTTAGATTTTATCGTTGTTACAGTAGGTGCTATTCATTCAGCAGGCTTTGACGGCGAGGGCGGCTGGAAAGAAGTTATGCGTACTAACTTTGCCAAGATCGATAGTGAAACAGGCAAAGTGCGTAAGCGTGAGGACGGAAAGGTCTTGAAGCCGTTGGGCTGGACTCCTCCTAACCTAAACGAATTTGTGGTGAAGAAATGAAAGTAGGATTTACCTGTTCTACCTTTGATCTGTTTCATGCTGGGCATATTATGATGCTCAAAGAAGCAAAAACTCAATGCGATCATTTAATTGTTGGACTACAAACAGATCCCACAATTGATCGTCCGGGCATTAAAAATAAACCGGTTCAAAGTATCTTCGAAAGATATGAACAGCTCAAAGCCTGTAGATATGTTGACGAAATTCTTGTCTACGAAACGGAGCAGGATCTTGTAAACATCTTGCTTTCTTATCCTATTAATGTTAGAATACTAGGACAGGAATACGAAAACGAAGATTTTACAGGTCGTTGGGAATGTATTGAACGCGGTATTGAATTTTATTTTAATAAACGAGAACACAATTTTTCAACCAGCGAATTACGACAACGAGTTATTGCAGCTGAAATTAATAAGGGATTAAAAGATGGAAATACAACCTAAGGATACCAGCAAAGGACATTTTTATGTCAGTCTTGCTAAAAGCGGTCTTAGAATTGCGGCTGCATTAATGCTAGGCTTTGGAGATTTGTTCATGGCCGCAGCATTGTTTATCGTCGCAGAAATTTTAGGAATCGTAGAGGAACTTGTATGAAAGAATTGTGGGTAGAAAAATATCGTCCTAAGTCTGTAGATGGATATGTGTTTAGAGACGACCATCAAAGAAAACAAATCGCGACCTGGATCAAGGATAAAAGTATTCCGCATCTGCTTTTAAGTGGTAGTGCAGGCATCGGTAAAACTACCCTTGCTAAAATTCTTATTCACGAACTAGGTATCGAGGACTATGATGTGTTAGAAATTAACGCATCTCGAACAAACTCCGTCGACGATGTTCGTGATAAGATCACAAACTTTGTGCAGATGATTCCTTTTGGTCCGTTTAAGGTTGTGCTACTAGACGAGGCAGACTATCTATCACCAAACGCACAGGCAGCACTTCGTGGTGTTATGGAAGAATATCACGCCACTGCTAGATTCATTCTAACCTGTAACTATCCTAATAGAATTATTCCTGCTATCCACAGTCGTTGCCAAGGATTTCACGTTGAACGTACCGACATTACAGAGTTTACTGCTCGTGTAGCCACTATACTTGTTGATGAAGGTGTAGACTTTGATCTCGATACGTTAGACAATTACGTTAAAGTAACTTATCCAGATCTTCGTAAATGTATCAATCTTGTACAGCAAAACATACAAGAAGGAAAACTAGCTCAACCCAACAAAGGCGACAGCGGAGAAGCTGACTGGAAGTTTGACATGGTCGAACTTTTCAAGGCTGGAAAAATCTCGGAAGCACGTAAACTACTCTGCGGTAAACTACGTGCAGAAGAAATGGAAGAAGTGTTTGTATGGTTATACAATAACTTAGAAATCTTTGGTTCAGAAGAAAATCAAGACAAAGCTATCCTAATTATCAAACAAGGTTTAGTAGATCATGCACTGATTGTAGATCCAGAGATCAATCTATCAGCAACATTGGTCAAACTATCTAAACTAAATGTCAGATAATCGTTCTAATGTTGCTAAAGGAAAAGACAGCTACGATGCTAAGATAGATGATAGTCTCGTAGCATTTTTCAATAAAAACATTACGCCTTATCCTACAGAAGTAGGAGCTCCTAGTTTTGATCTCATTCCTGTTGAAAAACAGAAAGACATAATGATCAATCATGCTAGGATGTATGCTCAGCAAGAATACAATAGAATTATGGAGTTAGTTTCTGTTTTACAGAAACAAGCAGAATCTATCAAACGTAGATTAGATGTAACCGATGCTGTACATGCAGCCGAATATCAGTTTCAGGTTGTTATGGGACAATGTTATTGGTTAGTATGGGATAAGCGAAAAGAAAAGACACTATTAGTACATAATGGTCCTAATGATTGGACTACCGGAGCTCCAGAAGATTATGTATATCAAGTTAGAGTAAAATATATGGGCGATCATACTTGGTTAGAAGTTGATCCAGAAGGAAATCCTTTAGATGAAACAAAAACTTAAAAACGCTTATATGAAAACCGCAGAAACATTTGCGGAACTTAGTCACGCTCGTAGACTTCATGTAGGTGCTATCGTAGTCAAAGACGATCGTATCATTAGTATTGGCTATAACGGTATGCCCGCTGGTTGGGATAATAACTGTGAAGATTATGAATGGTGCTCAGCAGGAGGTTGGTTAAGTCCGGAAGAGATCGAAGAAGGATGGCCTCACGTTGGACATTATCAAGATGCCAACGGAAATGTTATAGAAGGCAGATATCGTTTAAAAACTAAACCAGAAGTATTACATGCCGAAACAAATGCTATCGCTAAATTAGCAAAGAGTACAGAAAGCGGAAATGGTGCTACGTTGTTTGTTACGCACAGCCCTTGCCTAGATTGTGCTAAGTTAATTTACCAAACTGGAATTAATAGCGTGTTCTATAGAAATAGTTATAGAAGCGACGAAGGTATTAAGTTTCTTGAAAAATCTGGAATTACTGTGGAGAAATTAGATGAGTGAACGTTATATGATTGTTACCTATGTTAAGAAGCCTAACGGTATGTGGGACGAGGTAACAGAATTTAAAAATAATATCAGAATGAAACATATTCAATCCGCTAAAGTCATTTTAGACTTTAAGGAAAAGAAATGTGTAGTAAACGGCCTCAATAAAGAAGCAGGCTACGACGACATGTTAGAATTTTATAAAAGGGTATTAGGGGATCGGTTGACCCCCTATCTCCCTAAGGATTAAGTGTCACCGTAAATCGCTAAGATCTCCTTTACCGCCTCGTGGCGCTCTACATCTTGTACGTCGAATTTAACTAGATCGACATATCTATGGTTTTCAAAATTATTGTAGAGTTGTAAGAACTCTAACAAACCGTTGTTGCTGGGTCGATCGGCCTGTTGTAAGTCCCCAGTAACAACCATTTTGCTGCCCTGCCCTAGACGGGTCAACAGCATTTTCATCTGTGACGGTGTGGCGTTTTGCATTTCATCTGCAATAATGACCGCATTTTTAAAAGTTCTGCCGCGCATATATGCTAGAGGACTGGTTTCAATCACCCCCTCTTTTACAAAATTTTCTATTTCTCTAGCATTAAAG